TGTATTGATAATTGCAACGATGTTGCATTCTGTGAGTATTATATACGCATACAATTATTTTAAATCGTATTTTATTAAGCGTAGCCAAAAATACGATTTAAAATAATTGTATGCGTATATAATACTCACAGAATGCAACATCGTTGCAATTATCAATACAATCTATCGTATTTATCAATAAACTGTTGTAGTATACCTCTTTTCTCATTAAGCATACTCACCTTAGAATTAATCTTTTTAGGAGTACCTGACAATGTAATATCATCTAATTCAAATATCTCAACATTTAACTTAGGATTATAAAACCACCTATATTGTTCATAAATCTTGCAAGAAGGCAATTCTGCACCAATCTTTCTATTCATACGGATATTATATTTACCTACATTTAAACAATCATCATTATACCTTAAATTAAATAATATTTCACTTTCATAATAATCCATTTGTTTAGTGTTTGAACATGGTTGGATTAATTCTATATAACCAATTTTTATCTTTGGATTATCAATTAAATATTTAATTAAATTTTTATACATTCCATATTCACTATATTTTAACCCATGTTTATAATATTCAAATGATTTCTTTATACATAATTCATGTTCAAACAATCTTCTATTAAGTAATTCTGTTTTACCTATATAATATTTATTACCAAATGTTATCTTATATATACCTCCCATATTCCTTTGCCATTGCATATTTTTAGGATGCAGTATATAAATATTACTCATATTAGATTGTCTTTACTAGAAAAATCAGGTATATTAAAAATAAACTCTATCCAACCATTTTCTGCATTAACCCATTTTTTAGTTACTCTTACATCTGCTATTTCTTTATCTTCTACCATTAGGGCATCAAAAAAACCTTTAGCTAAATTATCCCAATCAGGTCTTGATTGATGTAATCTTAAATGCATTAATTCTTTTTTCTTTTTTCTCCATGATTTAGGAACATTTATATAAAATATTAAATGTCCTCCTTGTTCAGGTGGTGTAAACTTTTTAGATTTAGCTATTGCAGAAAGAGAAAGTTTATAATTATTATATCTTTCTATTCTAAGTAATCTTTTTAATCCTGATGGTCGCAAATGTTGTCTTGGTATTCTAAAGAATATTCTATCATTTTGAGTAGTTCTTATATTTGTTTGTGGATTAATATTAAATACTACCTTTTTTAACATTTTATTTTTTTTCTATTTCGTTCTTTAATTGCTCTTTCTAGTAATATTGAAATTACTTGTGATTCACTTCTTTTTTCTTTTTCTTGGATTAGTTTTATTTCATCCTTTATTAATTGTGTAACTGTTCCGCTTACCTGTGGCATATATACTTATTTTACTCAAATATACTTAAAATACTTATAATAAAAAAATCCCACTTTTTAGGGTGAGATTTAATAATTTTTAAATTAAATTGTTAATTACCTGTTAAAATCCATATGTCTATGTTCAAAATCAGCTAAAAACTCTCTAGCTTTTCTTATTTTTTGGTATATGTTTTCAATCATTTCATCATCCCTATCAACTCGAAACTTTAATATTCTTTCATTAATTGGAATGTCTTCAAATATCATGTCATTATCTAATTCTAATGAAGCTAATTTATATTCAGGAGATTCGTCTGATACAACATTCATCCTATATAATAACTTTCTTTTTTCGTCTTCTACGAGGCTATTAGGGGCTGATGTGAGGCAGTAGCATATCCAAGCAGTATTAGCACCCGATAAAGCCATATAGCCGTTTAATTGGGCAACATAATGCGGATTTAAGGGCTTGGCTACATTAGATAGGAAAGTCTCTAGATTCCAAGATGTTTTAATGTCTATAATCTCTGTTGCTGTATGGATTGTTTTACCTCTAAAAATATCAGGAGTGCCGCTAATGTAATCGTTTTGTAGCCAATCTTCGTTCTTCTGTAAAAATTCTTTCTCGTATTTACTTAGCAAGTCTATTGAATCTTCTTCAGCTAACTTTCCTTTCTCTAAATACTTAGATTGTATATCTTTTTTCCTGCCATACTTATGTTCAATGTAGACAGATACTAGGTATGATTTAGTTGTTTCACTAAGTTCACCGGCATCCTTTGCAGCCTTAGATTGTGGCTGAGTAAGCAAAGAACCTAATGCAGAACATCTGATTTTGATTCCGTTCCAATTTGTCATGGTTTAATTTGTTTTAGTTTTAATTCGTATTGTTTCTTAGTTAGTTCATTAGTTGCAGCAATTATCTTATAAGACTTTAATTCATCTTCTGTTTGGCAATCGCTAATCAATGATATTAGTCTTGATAACTTTCTATCAGGTGATTCGTTTTCTATCTGCATTTCAGGCAATTCACCTTCATCAAATCCCCTAGATAACGACCTACCAAATAAGTCTCCTATCTGTTTAAAGCAAGCCTTCTTACAAGATGCTATAACCTTTCCTGTAACCAATGGCATAAGTGCTATGCTTGATGCTACTTCTGAAGCAAGTCCTTCGTAGAAGATATGATTGATGCCATCCAAATGTCTGATTATTAATGATGCTTTTACTGTGATACAAACCTTACCTGATTTGTCAGATATAATTATTGGTTTGTCTATTTTGTCAATCCCCCAATAACCATATATTTTTTTGGCAATAGCTTCAAGCAATTCAATCTTAATAGTCTTATAGGTATCGCCTTCTTTTATTAAAGACTTATATTCTTTTACCCATTCTTTAGGTGGTTGTGTATTTTGAATGATTGAGTTAGCAAGTTTATAATCTTCTAAAGAAACAGCATCTGATATCGATTTAAATATATCATTTCCATAATTTAATTGTTCATCTATATGCATTCTAATAATTTTTGAAATTTAATAATAGATTCGTAAATTTTTTTAGACTCTAGTCTTAGCTTATCATCCATATAAACTATTTCATTTTCTGAAACAAGTGCATCCCAAAAGACACACATTGTATCTACTCTGTCTGCAACAATTGCTAACTCTTTTTCTATTTCTGATGTTAAATTAAAAAAACTGTCCATGGTTTATTTTTTTTTAGTTAGTGAATAAATTATTAATGGTGATAATACAATGCAGCAAAGGATAAAATACATTATCCTAAAAACGCAAATAACTTTTTTCATAATAATCATTTAGGCAAATAGACCTAAAATAAATTACAATAAAAAAAGTTAAATACTATTTTAACAAAACATTATGACTATGCCATATCGCTATCTTCTTCGTCTTCGTCAAGCATCGCTGTGCCTTTGGCTTTTGCATCCATAAGCATTTTAGTTTTCTTAGATGCCCTATCAATCATTTGAAGTTTTTTAGCCTTGTCAATTCTATTTTTTAAATCTTCTTTACCCCTAGACTCCCATTGCTTCTGCATACCCATTTCAAAGTCACGTTTATCACTAGCCGCTTTTTCAGGAGTCGAAGTCTTACCTGTTTCAGTCTTAACCATAGTTTTTTTCGCCTTAACTTTCTCAATCTTTTGTTGTAAAGTTTCATCTGCTTCGTTATCCATTAACATTCCCATAATTATTTTTTTTTAATATTTTAAGATTTTTTATGTGCATTTGCAAAGTTACGAGCAGCTACAATACTTCCGAATCCCCATGCTTTTAAAGCTAATGCTTTCCTTGTTGGTTCACCATTAGGTTTTTTCATAGCACCTACCATACCTGAAAATCTAGCTGCAAAAGAAACTCTACGAGGATTAACTCCGCTTTTAACAGGTGCTTTTAAATGACCTCCATGAGAATGATTATATGAATCACGACCTTTTTGGTTTAAGCCACCTGAAGGATTTTTTCCTTCTTTTCTTTCCCAAGCTTCCGACATAAATTACATTTTTTCTTGTGCCTTAATCTTTTTTTCTTGTTTCAACATTTCAGCAGTTGGCTCTTTACCACTTCCTTTATTGGCACGAATATTATCCCATAATCCACGAGGAGAACTTGAACCATCTGCCCTCTTCATCATATGCTTACTCTTAGCCTTCTCAATTTTTTTATGTAAACTTTCATGCATCATCATTGCCATAAACAAATTTTAATTCCTAAAGATACAACAAATCCATAAATCACAAAAAACCTTTTAATTCGCAATTCGCAAATCACAAAACCACCCTGTAAAAAATAAAAAAAACATACCAAAATAAAATCCCAATCCTATTTAACAAAAATAACAGCTAGGTGTCTTGGGGGTGTCACGCAATAAACGTGGGGGGCGGCAGCCCAAAGGGGAACTAGGAATTGGGCGATAGGGCTATGCCTAGATTTCGATTTCACTTTTGGTTTTGGGGTGGGGTGGGGTGCTTAGACAGATGGGATAGGCGATAGGTTATATATATGCGATTCTAAGTAGGCTTCCTTGCCATATCTTTTTAAAGTAGGGTGATTGTATGCCTTGTGTTTTTATAGGGGTGATTTGGGGTGGTTTTATGGTTTGTCTGTTTGTACGGGGATTTGGTGTTATTAGGGTAGTTATGGGTAGGTGGGAGGTAATGTGGGTGTTTATGTAGAGTTGTAACTAAAATATGTTTGTTTCGTAACGTAACGATATGTATATTTGTGTCTTAACGTAACGTAACGATATGAAAAAATGTATAACTTGTAAAACCAACTTTGAAGAAAAGCATAATAAAGCTATTTTTTGTTCAAATAAATGCCGTCAAAAAAATCACAGGGAGAAGATTAAAGTTTTAATAAATTCTATTAATGTAAAAAAAACAATAAAAACACCTGAAATAAAAATTAAAAAAACAAATGATGAATATGATTTTTCAAAAATTGATTTTTTTATTATAGAAGATTTTACAAAATATCCAAAATCAGATAAGCCTTCAGAATTCTTAAAAGCTAAAGAATGGAATTTATTAAAATTAAAATCAGATGAAGAAATAAGACAAAAATGGCTTAAATATAAAGGAATTGTAAAATGAAAAAACTAAATGACTTAAATGTTATTCCAAAAGGATTAAGTCTTCAAGAACAAAAATATTGGCTAGAACATAATAAAAAACAACATATGGATTTACAATTAATTTTAGAAACAGCAAAAGATTGTTTAGCATTAAAACCCGATGGATTTGATGGAAACCTTGATGGGTACGATAAAGCTATTTTAGGTTTAACAGACAACGGACAATTAGTTTATAGTAAAGAAATTATGGTTAAACTTGCAATACAATCAGCACTTCCTGAAATATTAACCGAAGAAGATGCATGGGAATTTCTTGAATTTAATACGTTTTCCGCCTATGTTGGAGAACAAACACCAATTTATGTTAATACTTTTAAAACTATTTAATTATGTATATGAATTGGTTAAAGCAGATTTTTTGCCATCATAGATGGAGATGTATATATAAGTATGGAACTTTTGCTGATTGGAGATGCCGTAAATGTGGTAAAATAAAGAGAGGATTAGCACCTATATATAATATAGAAGTTGATAAATAGTTTGATTTAGGTAGTATTACTACTTAAATAATGTTGGATATGTCCGATATATGGCGCAAATAAGCCGTTAATGTCGGAAATAACGTACTTGTCAATTTTACACCTTATAAGGTATATACTTTACGATTTAGTATTTTTTATACCATAAAAGGTACGTTTTGGCTGAGTTTAAAAATCTATACTCAGCCAAAACTATAGTAATAAAGCTATTTTTGATTAATAAATCTTATCACTTTATTGTCGCAAATATGTCACTTATTTGCGAAAAATTTTGACAAATAACTATGTAAATATGTTACGAGATTTGCATGAATTTTACATTGATTGGCGGTGATTTACTTCGGAGATTTGCACAATAACATAAATTTTGTTAGTGTGCATTAAATTGTCCTGCGATAACCTTGTTCCCAAAGTAACTTTGCCATTTCTTTTGCGTGTCCTTCTACTTTGATTTCACTCCAACGTGGATTTTGGATATGTGTAATTTCATGAATTAAGACTTCAAGATGCCTTTCGCCATTAATTCTAGAGTCTATATGTATAACTCCTGATTCGCAATAAGCTAACCCATGCGCTTTTTGTTTGCCTAATTTTCTGTGTATTATTTCTTTTACTGTATTCAAGACTTTAGTATTGCAAGGTCAGGTCTATCAATTTCTTGTGGTTCAAATATCTTATTATTTCTAGCTTCCTGAGATATTTTTTTCCATTGTTCGTATACCAAAAAAGCATCATTCATTTCTTTTACAGCATATTGCACTTGTTCTATCTTGGTTAGTTTATAGAATTTTTTTGGAGGAATCATAATTTCTAATTGCTGATTTTAAATATAATGCTTTGTCTAAAGTTTCTTCGTATGCGTGTTGTAACCAATCTATCATGTTTAAATCTTCCCTATCTACTGTGCATCCGTATTTTTTAAGTCCTAATGATTCTCTATCTCTCATGTCTTTAATGACTGCATCTAAAGTTTTACTCATAGTACTAAATTATTTATTATTTCTTATAGATTCAGGTATTTCATTAATATTTCTAGTAAAATAAAAACCTTTATACCCATTTGTATTAGTACATAAACATTTATCTACATATTGAACTGATAATCCGGAATAATTAGCTGCATCTATTGGGAATGTAGCTTCATATAATATTTTATCTAAATTATAAACATAAACTATTCCCCTATATTTAGGATTATTAACTCCTTTATATATTATTTTATTTCTTTCGCTAGCACATTTTTTAGCATATTCAGATATAATTCTTCCTTTGTTTTTAAATGACATTATTTTTTTTGTTTCTTCAGTATGTTTTTTCCCTTTCCAAATGCCTAATTTATTTCTTTCTGATAATTTTGGATTTTTTAATCCTAAAACACCATCTCCACCATCTGTTAAATTAACGAGAGTACCTCCATCTGAAATTTTTTTATGAATTGCTATAAATTCAATTTCTTTTTTCTTTGCAAAATCATAAGAAACATTTTCAAATAATATTTCTACTTCTATTTGTGTGCTATTATAAATATTTACCCAATGTCTATTTCTTGTTTTGTTGTGACTAGAATAAGCCCTTTCATAATTTGAAGTATTTTTATTGCTTATTCCAATATAAAATGGTTCATTTTTATCTAATCTAATATGACGATAAACATATGCCATTATAAAATTTTTCCGTTAAAAATACGTTTATTTCTAAATTCAAAATCTTCTCCATTATCATCTAAATCGACAATACCAAAACCATGATTCCATTTGTTTAAAGGCATATATGCAGGATGTAACTCACTCATACAACCTAAACTCCAAGTAGTAACCATTTTTCCTGATAGTGTTGGTTCAGTATGTTCTGAAGTCTGATGATTATGCCCTTGTATACAAGATACTTTTGCTTTTAGAAACAATCCCCTAGCAGGATTTACAGGCGCAGTAATACCTCCTACATACTCATGCCCATGAATTGCCCAAAGATTATTTAATTTCATTGGTCGTTTATCACCTATAATTTCTATTCCTTTTGCCCTAGCTTTAATAATATTTTCAAAAGTAAATTCTTCTATTCCTACTAATTCGCTAGCTTTTTCTTGCAAAAAATGTTCGTATCGTTCTTCGTGGTTACCTATTTTAAAATAAATTTTACAACCTAATTCTTTTTCAAATACATCAAATAATGCACGAAAAGTATCTAATTCTAATGCAAAATTTCTTTTTTTAGGGTCTTTAATAAATCTTGAAAGCCTATGACAATCAATAGTATCACCCATTAATAATAATGCATCAGGCTTTTCTTTTTTACAAAAATCTAATGCAGCAGTTAATGAAGGAATATTATGATAAGGTACATGAATGTCTGAAAATACTGCTATTTTTTTATGCCCTTTAATTGTATATGGCTCAAATTCTGTTTCGTCTGATGCAGGTATGTTATAAGGATTTTTAGGTCTTTCAGGATACGGATGAGTAACTATTGCATTACCTTGTTTACCTGTTTTACCTTCAATAGCCCTTAATCTACATCTAGCATCCTCTACATCCCTAAATAATAAATTATTTTCTGCGTATACTATTCTAGCCAACTTTAATGTCGGCATTTCCATTCCGTATTTTTCCCTATATTGTCTTGCTATTGTTACCTTTGAATGGATTACATTATTCTTAGACATGAGATGGTTTTATTAACAAAGATAACCAATAATCGTCAATATAGTTAATAAAATGACGATAAAAAGAAAAACCTAACACTTTTATATTAGGTCAAAAGAATTTGTTTAGTAAATCTATCTTTTATTATCTACCAAATATACATTATTTTATGTGCCTTATTGCGAAATTTCCGTTCAAACTTTCTATGTATATTGGTGTTTTATTAGCTATTGTTCTTTTTAATGTTGTATGACTTATATTAGTTTTAGCCGATGCATACTTAATTGAATTATATACTATTACCTTATCTTTTCTTTCTTTTAACGGTATATCTAAATTATACAAACCAATCTTTACACTATTATTTAATGCCATCTTTTACTATTTCTTTTAATTGATTAAATATATTTTCTGCATTCTCTCCCCAATACATATCGCATTTACCATCCTTAATGGGTGCATCTACAAAGTAAGATTGGTATTCATCAGCCTTAGCCGTAAAGCGGTAACACTTTTCTTTAACAGGGCAATTTAATCCCTTACATTTAGTTATGTCTGTCATTTTTTTAAGTTTATTTCGGATTATTTCCAAGTTGATTAGGTTTATATATCAGATTTATGTCTGAATTAGTATCTTATCTTGTTTAAATACCTAAAGTTTATTTGATTTAAACAAAAAACACTTTTTAAAATTAGTGTCAAATGTTTAGTTTTTTATTAGTATCAAAACTTGATATTTATTAATGTTTTGATACTAATATTTTTTTCGTTTAATTAATTGCAATTAACTACGTTTTAAGTAGTAGATAGTAAATAAGTTTAATTCATAAATTTGTTATTTTTAACAATTAAAAGAAACAGGGGTAAATTTGTCCCCTAGTTGATTAGTTTATCTATATTAACATCATGTTCCTCTAATAACTCTCCAATCCTTTTATAAACCATATCTAATGCATCATATCTATTAATGCTATCAGATTCCATTGCCCATTCCAATGTTTTCTTACTATTATGCACTAACTCCCATAACACTAAAGCCATATCAGTTGCCTTTATGCATCTTGTATGTGCCATTGAATCCTCTGCATCATCCAAATTAAAATGTAATTCTGCTTTCATAATTATTCTGTCCATTTATGGAGTGGACAACCATTTTCTATTTTAGCAAATACTTTTATTTTGGTTGTGCAACCACATTGTTTACAATAATCCCTAATAGTTCCATTTACCCATTGGTCGCAACTAAAACATATCTCTAACCTTTTTTCAGCTATTTCTTTTTGTTCTTCAGTTGGATTTATATAAGCTGCATATGATTCTATAATGTTTTTTATATTCATAGTATTTCTTTTATAGGTATAAGCACTCCTAATGAAGTATTATTATCACCACCTTTTGTAAATTTTCCTTTGTAAAACAATTTAACTAATTCTTTTAGTCTTTTAGTTGAAACAATTATTGCAGTATCATTATTGCTTAAACGATAAATCCAATAATCTGATATAGTTGTTGAAATTCCTGATGGGTTTTCTTTGTGATAAACTTCTATGTATATATTTCCTGTTTTATTAGCAATTCTATCACTTTTTACTTCAACTTTATATCCACCATCAAATAATTCTTTAACCCACTTTTCAGATATTTCACCAAACTCTAAATCGTAATAAAATGAACTGCTGTACTTCATTATATAGACTTTATTGCTTTAGAATCTCTTATCTCTATTTTGTCTTTATTAAGATGCAGTAAAAGAATTAATAGTTGTTCTGCTTCTGAATAGTCTAAAACAAATTTAGTTTCACCTATCTTAAATTTAATATCGTTTTCACGTTCTTTAGCTTCAGCACATAGTTCACCTCGAAGCCCTTCTATCCAATCTCTATTACATGAATAATATAGAAAATGCTTGTCTTCTAATTCAAACAAATTATAGTCATGCTGTAATTCATCATCAAAACCATGTTGTGTCATTACTTGTATCATAGTGGTTATTTTATTTTTGATTCAATAAAGTCAATTATTTCAGTATAGTTTAAGTTTTTCAATGAAATTTCTTTTTCTACAGTACGAACACTATGTATAATAGTAGTATGGTCTTGATTGTTTAAAAAATTACCAATAGTTGCTAAACTCATTCCAATATGTTTCCTGCATAAATAACTAAAGCATTGTCTGTAAATAACAAATGGTTCTTTTCTAGTTTTATTATTAAATCCTTCAAAATAATCTTTAAATAAACTATGTATTTGTTCAAATTTAGAAGCATCAAAAACTTTACTTTTAGCCCTTTCGGGATATAATAAATTAAACTGAGTTGTTAATATATCAACCGATATCATCATTTTATTTAATAATTGGTTAAACTCACTCATTTTTAATTCTAAAATTCCTCTTGAAGTAAGCGCATAACAATCTTTTATATGTTTTTCGCAATTTTTTAGGTTTAAGTAGCTTTGTCGATTGGTTGTTTTCATCATTTTAGTTTCGTTTTTACAAGATTTAATTTATGTCTATATTCAAAAAGCATTTGTTTGATTTCATCCCTAGTAGGCTTATATACTTGCCTTGATTGTTCAGCTAACCAATCTGTGATGCCATTGTTTTCTTTTTCTAATCGTATTGTGTATTCTTCAATATTACCGTCTTTATACTCATTGCAGGTTTTACATTGAGGTCTGCAATTCTGTTGTAAAAACCTAGTACCTAAATTTGCCCTAGGTATAAAATGTCCGCATTGCAAGGTTGTATAATGTTCCTTTTTACCACAAGTAAAGCATTCAGAATTACCATCATTATCGCTGTATTTAATCCTTATGTACCTACTAAATACTGCATCTAAATCATTTATTAAATTCTGTAGTGATTCATCTGATTCATTACCCTGTTCAAGTTCATATTTTTCAACCCTTTTACTTGTACTAGATACTGTAGCACATTGCTTGCACATCTTTTTTGAAAAATGGTAGTCAATCTTACCACAATTTAAGCATCTTTTTTTCTTATTTATTATAGTAGAATTCATTATAAAATACTTAATTCATCAATAATAGCATCCCTTTGTGCGCCACTTAAAAATGGTAAAATATCAATACTTTGACCAAATACAATAACTTCAACACTTGTTAAATTAACTTCAATTAATTCATTCTCATCTATCTCATGTATGCCATGAAATTCAATCTTTTGTGGTGGATAAATAGCATAAGTTCCATCATATCCAATTACAAAATCAATAGACGGGGTAATACTAATAATTTCAGTTTCATGTTTAATTTCTTTCCTAAATGCACTCATTTTATTTTATTTTTATTGGTTTGTTTAATTGGTAATCCCACATCCAATGAGTAATAATTCCATTACTATTAACCTCCATATATCCAAGTAACTTTAGCAATAAATATATGTTATCTCTGTTCTCATTCATTGTTACACAAAGATAAGATAAAACATTCTTAATCCACAACTTTTTTTAATAAATAAATAAATTTGTTTATTAATTTATTTGTATTTATGTTTGCGACACACAAAAATTAAAAAATGAAAAAAGAAAAAAACCTTCCTGAAGAAATTAAAACTGCATTAGATGGTAGAACACAAAGATGGTTATCATTAAATGCCAAGATTCCTGAATCTGAATTATCTAGAAAAATGAAAGGTAAGAATAATTTTATAGATTCTGAATTACAAAGAATAAATGAATTATTGAAAACAAATTTTACTAATTAGTTAATTAATATCAAATGAGTATAACATCAAAAGATAAAGTTGCATTAAAAATCAAACTTTATAATAAAACAAATGGATGTTGTGCATATTGTGGATGCGAATTACATAACGGAAATTTTCAAATAGACCATATTATTCCAAAAAGACGTGGCAGTAATAGTCAATACCATAGTAATTATAACAAAGAAAAAGGTAGTGATAATGAAAATAATTTAATTGCTTGTTGCGGTTCTTGTAATTCTTCTAAATCAGATTTAGACTTAGAAGATTTTAGAGAAAGAGTTTTAGATAGAATTAAAAGACTTAATGATTATTCAACGGAATATAATATTGCTAAGAGATTTGGATTAATTAAAGAATTAGATATTCCTATTATATTTTATTTTGAAAAATTAACTTAAAATAATGGCTAAAGATAGTTTTTGGTTTCGGCATGATTATAATGCTAGAAACGATGAAAAAATATTAGAATTAATGTCAGAATATGGTGCTGAATCATACGGTATTTATTGGATGATTATAGAAACTATGGCTGAAAATGAGAATGGATGTATTAAAGCATCATTACTAGGGGGGCTTTCGCATGGCTTTAGGGTGGCTAAAACTAGATTAATTGAAATAATTCAATGTTGTATTAGGGTTGAATTATTACACGAAAAAGATGGTAACTACTTTAGTAACAGGCTTTTAAAGCATAAAGAAGAACGTAAGTTTTTCTCTGATAAAGGTAAAGAAGGTGCTGCTATTAAAAAAGAAAAAAATAGGGGGGCTTCAGGGGGCTTTAACAGAGGAAAGGATATAACAGGATATAACAATATAAAAAAGGGAATTAATTTTGAAAATGATAGGGTTTATTTTGAAGATGGAAGTTTTCAAGAACTAGGAAAAGACCAAAAGGCATTATTTGAAGATGGTAGAATCAAACCAAGCGATATTACTAAAGGACTTATAAATTAAAATTAAAATATGTACTACGACCAATTAAGTGATTTAGGAATTAAATTAAGGAGAAGAAGTGGACAAGAGAAAACTACTTGCCCACAATGTTCTGAAAGTAGAAGAAATAAAAAAGATACTTCATTGTCGGTAAATATTACAGAAGGAACTTATAATTGCCATCACTGTAGTTGGAAGGGTAGTGTCAAGCAATTTCAGCAAAAAGAAATGAAGAAGAAGTTTGAGAAGCCTGACCAATCAATGCTAAAAAGCATAAGTCTAAACGAAAAAGTTGTAGCATATTCAAAAGCAAGAGGAATATCTGAAGAGACTTTAAAACGATTTATGATTCATGCAAAAGAAGAATGGATGCCACAGACTCAGAAGAAAGAAAGATGTATTGTATTTCCATATATTCGTAGTGGTGAATTAATTAATGCAAAGTTTAGGGATGGCGCAAAAAATTTCAGATTATGTAAAGATGCTGAAATGACTTTTTTTGGTATGCAAACATTAGATGGAAAACATTGTGCAATAATTACGGAAGGAGAATGGGATGCCTTAGCAGCTTATGAAGCAGGATTTGGTAAGAATTATGAAACAGTAGCAGACAAAGATGGAGTTGTGGTTGAACATGATTTGGGTAGATGGGCAGTATTATCAGTTCCAAATGGCGCAAGTATGGGAAGTCAGAAGTTAGAATACCTTGATAATTGTTCTGATTGGTTAAGTTCTATTGATGAATTTGTAATAGCAACAGATGGTGATGAAGCAGGTATTTCTTTAAGGGATGAATTGGTAAGAAGATTAGGAGTTGAGAAGTGCAGGATACTACATTATCCTTCAGATGCCGTTATTTCGAACATAGATGGCTCAAAACGGGCTTGTAAGGATTTAAATGAGGTTTTACTTGTCTTTGGAAAAGATGCCCTTATTTCGCTTGTAAATGAGTCTGATGCGCTACCTGTAGATGGGATTACATATTTAGGCGATATATTTCCTACTATGTTAGAGAATTTTAGAAATGGTGTTAAATTATCTCCAACAACAAGATTTGGTGATTTTGATGAATATTTTAGATGGAAGAAAGGTGACATTAACGTAGTTATTGGATATGGAAATCATGGTAAAACTACATTTTGGTTACAAATGATGCTTACCAAAAGTATTTATGATGGTTGGAAATGGGCTATTTTTAGTCCTGAAAATTATCCTGCAAATGATTTTTATGATGATTTGGTTGAAATGTATGCAGGAAAATGGTTAGATAAAATGGATGAAAAAGAATATGTAGAAGCCTGTGGATTTGTTAATGACCATATTTTTTATGTGTATCCTGAAAACGAACATGATATTGAATCTATACATGAAAAATTTAGATATTTAATATTAAAAAAGGGTTGCGATGGAGTAATGATTGACCCATTTAATCAATTGGATAAAACACAAAAACCTTACGAAAGGGATGACCAATATATTGGAAATGTGCTGAAGGATATAAAAAGATTTGCGTTACTTAATGCTGTTTCGTACAATATTGTTATGCACCCTAAAAATCCAAATTATAATAATGATAAATCATTACCTGTCGTAGATATGTACGATATTGCAGGTGGTGCTATGACAGGCAATAAATCTGACCAAATAATTTCATATTACCGACCTAATTTTCATTTAGATAAAAACGACCCTAATGTTCAGGTTTATATTCAAAAATTAAAAAGAAGAAGAACAGGTGGTAAATTAGGGCAGTTTGATATCAAGTTAAATTGGAGTACAAAAAGGTATTCAGATATGTTTGACCATACTTATTGCGACCCTGAAAGAGCAAAAAGAATATTATTTCAAGAAAATAATGGCATATTGCAAAATCCACAACAGCAAGAATTAACCGATGAAACACCATTCTAATGACATCACTAGAAAAGTTTATGCTACACATGAAGCAATTTGATTATCATTTGAGTAAAGACTTAATTGAACTTTACCAAAAATTGGTAAAAGAAGAATTAGAGATGCAAAAAGAATTGATACAATTAAAAATAGAAAACGAAAGACTTAGTACTTTAAATTTAAATAACAAATAAAAACAAAACAAAATGAGTTTCTTAAAACTACAATTAATCGGAAATCTAGGAAATGATGCTATCGTTAACGATGTTAATGGCAAAAAAGTAATTAATGCTAACGTAGCTGTTTCAGAAAAATGGAAAGATGCCCAAAACAATCCAAAAGAAAAAACAACATGGGTATCTATTAGTTATTGGACTGATAAAACAGGTTTGATTCCTTACCTTACAAAGGGTTGTTTAGTGTATATTGAAGGAAAGCCTGAAAGTAAAATATACACTAACAAAGAAGGAGTTGCAATACCACAGTTACACCTTACAGTAGCTTCTTTGCAGCTTTTATCAAGCAATAAAACTCAGCAAGTAGAAAAAAATATTTCTGATGATGATAATCTTGGATTGCCTTTTTAGGATAAACAAAAAATGTTTTTATGGAATTAAATAAAATATATCAAGAACCTTGCTTAGATACACTTAAACGTATGCCTAATAATTATTTAGATTGCGTTATTACATCACCACCTTATTGGCAATTAAGAGATTATGGCTACGATGGACAATGGGGATTAGAACCAACATTTCAAGAATATCTTGAACACCTTTGGGAAATGATGGATGAAATTTGGCGAGTGTTGAAAAACGATGGTACGGTTTGGATTAACTTGGGAGATACTTATGGTGGTGGTATTAGTGGACAAGGGGGGAATACAAGTAAACATACAGAAGAAAAAGCAAGTATAAAAGGAACAAAATTTGAAAGTGGAATTAAAAAACCTTTAAATAAGTGTCTTTTGCTTATACCACACCGTTTTGCTATTGGTTGTATAGATAGAGGTTGGATAATAAGAAACGATATAATTTGGGCAAAACGTAATGGGATGCCCGAAAGTACAAAAGATAGATTTAGCAAGAAACACGAGTATTTCTTTTTAATAGTTAAATCTGAAAAGTATTTTTTTGATTTAGATGCTATAAGAGATAAACATAATGCTGCTTCTTTAGAAAGATATAAATATGAATTTAGTGGCAATAAATTAGATGCAGATAGAGATAAAATTGGTACTCCTAGTGGTATTTTTGAAAATAAAAAAGGCAAAAATCCTGGTTCTGTATCTGATTTTTGGGATATACCAACAAAACCATCTTCAAATGAACATTATGCTGCATACAATGATAAATTATTAGAGAAACCAATATTAGCAGGTTGTCCTATTGGTGGCATAGTTTACGACCCATTTATGGGAACAGGTAGTACTGCAGAAATTTCTTTACGAACTAATAGAAATTATATTGGAAGCGAAATGAGTATTGAATATTGTAAAATAGCAGAACAAAGACTAAATCCATACAAACAACAAATTTCATTATTTTAATATGATACACGAATTTAAAACCCCATTAGCAGTTCATACACCACATGGTGAAGGAGAAGCTTATTTATTAGTTGACTATGGGTTAAATACAAATAGTGTTTGGATAGTCCGTATAAAAGGTGGAAGAATTAACCATTATTATTCTGATGATATTAGAATTTATGATAACCCTATGAATGGAAAAGGATGGGATACTGAAATACCTGAAAATTGGAAAAAATAAGAATATAATAAAAAATCATATCTTTATCACCCAAAAACACACAATATGAGTTCGTTTAAACCTTTAGGACAAAGAATTTTAGTTGAAGAATTGCCATTAGAAAAGCAAACTGAAAGCGGATTAATTATCCCTGATACAGTTGCTAAAATATATGCAAAAGGAATTGTAAGGTACAAAAGTGATGAAGTTACTAAGGTAGAAGTAGGAGATAAAATTTTATTCCCTGCTAACATTGGTAACATTATTACTCAAGATGGAGTAGATATGAAGTTGATGCTTGTAGAGATGGTTGATGGAATTATTTCTTAGTTTAAGATAATTTTCTTAATATTGGGTATAAATTTTTAGTTATGGCAATGGAAACTTTACCTCCGCAACAAGGAAAACCTTCAATAAAATTTCATAAAGGTGGCTTACATGAGTCACTTGGAGTTGCCGCAGACAAAAAAATACCTAAAGAAAAAATTCAAGCAGCATTAGCAGGTTCATATGGCGATAAAGCCCAAAAACAAGCACAATTTGCAAAAAATGTATTAGTTGGAAGTAAGTAATTTCCCCCCGTAACAAGTTACTTACTAAATTGCAGCCCTAACAGGCTGCTTTTTTATTTTGTTAATTGTCCGAAATATTTAATAAATTCGTGGTTAATATGACTAATACCAATATAAAAGCAGTAAATAGTGTTCTTTTAAAACTAAAAGAACCTGTTAAAACTGTGATTGAAACCGAAAGCGGATTTAAACTAGAACTTGCAGGAAACTTTAACATCGAATGGAATGTAACCGTACAAGGTGTTATAGAGTCATTACCAAAAAATAGCCCATACTTGGGTGAAATAAAAAAAGGAGACGAGGTTTGTTTTTCTTATTTTATTGTAAATGACAGAAGTTTTGATACTGATGTAGATATGTTTAATCCATCAATTGAAAGCAATTATATGCAGCAGTTTATTGATGGCAGGGGTGCTAGGATTAATATTATAGCAGTACCGGGAATTATAACCAAAAAATGGGTTTGTTCTTACATCGATGAAAATGGAAACTTTGTTCATGGCTTTGAGGGAACAGAATCAGAAATGGAAAGATGGAAGTCTCAGTATAAATTTGGTAGTGTACAAAGATTTAAGTTTGAAAATTTAATAGATTATAATTCTGAACACTATTGGAGATGTGACAACCAATTTTTATTTGCTAAGATAGTGGATGGTAAACTTGTTTCACTTGGAGACAGAGTAATTTTAACTCCCATAGACATAGATGTTCCTAAAGAAACATTGACTGCAATGGGTATTAAAATACCTGATACTTCAGTTCAGGCAAGGCTTTCAGATAGGGCTATGGTTTATTCAGGTGGCGAAAGAATGGGGATTAAGCAAGGAGATACGGTAGGGTTTGACCCAAGATTTGTAGAAAAATATGAATTCAATAATAAACAATACTTTTTACTTAGAGAAGATAGAGTTCTAGGTACTTGGAATTAAAAATTAATATTATGGCAGTAAAATTATTATTAAATGCAAACATGAAAAAGTGGTTGCAAAAATCAATAGAAAGCGAATTATACGCATCAAATTTGTATAAGCATTTAGCTAATCAACTTCAAAGATTAGGACTATTTGGTACTCAAGCATTTTTCTTAAATGAAAGTGCTGATGAATTAAAGCATTATCAAATTATTGTTGAATTTATCAATGATATGGGGGATGTAGCAAGTATGCCAAAGGTTGATGCTTGTGCAGATAAGGTTACTTGTATTGGTGATGCATTAGATATTGCCTATGAAACCGAATATGATTTGTTAGAACACTACAAAGAGTTTTATGACATGGCAGAAGAAGATGATTGTATTGTTGGGCAATTCTTATTGCAATTTATTGAAATTCAAAGAAAATCAGTTGGTGATTATGGTGATTTGTTATCTAAATATGAAATAGCTAAAGAAAACAAAGAAATACTATTTTTCGACAAACAAATAGGTAAAATCTAAGATATGGGATGGAATATAAATACTATTTATAATTTTTTAAATTATATGGTTAGGAAGGAAAGAGGTGCTTTTATCTCTCCTGAAGAAGCATCTACTGCCCTAGATAGTGCGCAAATGGAATTATATGAAGGGTATTTTAAAATTTATGGTATTAACCAACAGGTACACGATAGCCTTTCTCCATTTAAAGTTAGATTGCAATTTACATCTGCATCTAATGGTATAGTTACACAACCTAATGATTATCAACATTTATTAGGTGGTGTTTTTACAGTTTCAGGAAGTACAATTTGCCCATTAAGATTTATAAGCGAAGACGAATTACCTGATGCGCTTACAAATCAATTAAGACCCGTTAATATAAATAGTCCTGTTGCTTTAGATACACCTAATGGTTTTCAAATATATCCACAAGTAACACAAATAGGATTTTATACTTATATGCGCAGACCTGCAGTACCAATTTTAGGGTATGTTCCGCAAGCACCGGGCAGTAGAACATTAGTATATAATCCAACACAATATAATGCTATAACAAATCCAACAGGAAGCCAACAAATAGAATTTTTAGATGCTTATATTAATAATATTATGGCTAGGGCATTAAAGTTCTTAGGTGTAAACATGGATGAACAAAGTATCGTAGCATTTGCAGAATCACAAACTCAACAAACAGTATAATGCCAAATATAACTAAGAGATTATTATCCGACCAACTGTTATTTAAATTAGATGGCAGTTTTCCTGAAGTATCTATGGCTGTTCAAAAGCAAGATGTTTGGAAAGCAATAGAACAATGGATTAATTCAAAGTTTAAGTTAAAGCACTTTCAAGAAACACTTCCAACGGGTGAAACAATTCCTGAAGGCGCATCATTAGCAACTTACACAAGTATAGCAGTTACCGCAGCAGGTAATAAGTCTATTTGTACTTTGCCTGTTATGCCAATATCATTACCTAGAAATATGGGTGTTTATGATATTAATGATGGTAATGGTTATAGTTTTATTCCTCTTCAAAAAGGACAAATAAATCTTTTAGGACAAGAGTTTTTAGCAAATACTTTATTAGGACAAATATGCTATGAAATAGCAGGCAGAAATGTAACATTTTCGCAAGACATTACTTTATTGAAAATGGATACAGTAAATATGGACTTAATGGTATTTGATATGTCTAAATATAGTGAAACCGATATATTGCCATTACCATCTGATATGGAACAACAATTATTAGATGATTTATATAAGATGTTTGCGCCAATTCAACCTGAACCTGCAACTGTTAGCAACTATCCTGTAAATTTACAAAAATAATAAAATGACAGCTACATCGTTAGATTCAATAGTAAGAACAGCATTGATGAAAAAAGGTTACCCTTTACATCAATACGTTCAGTTTTTAATATATGCAAGAGAATGCTTGCAAGAACTTACAATGGATGATTTAAAAATATTTAATACAAAATTACTTCCCATAGATGCGTTTAATGCAATTGAATTGCCTAATGATTATCAAGATTATGTAATGGTAGGTGTTATGTCAAATCAAGGTATTAGACCTTTAGTAGAAAGTAGAAGATTAAATGTATTAAATAATTATAATACAGACTTAGAACAAGTTAAATGGACTTCTGATAACCAAACAGATACTCAAAATCAAAGTTTGCTTTATTATGGGGCATTCCCTTATTCACAATGGTATACGGTAAGATATAATGCTTATGGTGAAAATTTAGGTCGTTCATATGGTTCTAGAAGTGGATATGCAGATACATTTATAGTAGTAAAAGAAAGAAATCAAATACAACTTAATGAAAAAATGGGTGGATTTGATTATATTTATTTACAATATATGTCAGATGGTAGTGATAGTGGAAGTGCAACAATGATTGACCCGTATGCACAAATGACTATTCAAACATATTGCAATTGGATGCATAAAGAAAATAATAGAACTTATAATGAAGGTGAAAGGGCTAGAGCAAAACAAGAATACATTCAACAAAGACAAATAATGAGGGCTAGAAAATCAGACCTTACATTACCTACACTTAAACGAATTATTCAACGTACCTCTATTGCTTCTCCTAAAAATTAATATAAGAACAAATGGTAACTCAAAAACAGGTAAGGTTAGCAGGGATGAACTCAGACGATAACTTAGAGTTATTAGCTGAAGGCGATTATTTGAATTTAATGAATGGCAGAATTGGTTTTAGTGAATATGGTAAGTCATTAAGAATAGAAAACATCCCCGGAACAACTGCCCTTACTAATAATAAATATCCTCCTTATGGAACAAATAAATGTATTGGTAGTTGCATAGATATTGAAGGGCAAAGACTAATATGGTTTATTTATAATACCTCAAACGACCACGGAATTTATTGTTATGATTTTAGAGACAAGCAAATCTATGCGGTATTGTATGATACTCAAATAATAGATACTTACAATTCAGGATTAGGTTTTGATAAAGATTTTAGAATAGATAGAAACTGTAAGGTTGACCAAGGATTACTTTATTGGACAGATAATAAAAATGAACCTAAGAAAATTAATATTGACTCAGGTATAAAACTAAATCAACCTTCTTACGTTACAAAAGCAAGGGCTTACACTACATTACAAGATTCATATGAGATAACTGTAATTCGCAGACCTCCTACATATGCACCTGTAATAGAAAAAAAATATAAATCAACTTATGCCAATAACTTTATAAGCAAGCATTCTTGGCAATTTTCTTGGCAGTATATTTACTTTGATGGGGAAATATCTGTATTAGGAGAATATAGTCGTGCATCAATGCTTAATTTAGTTTATATAGTTTCAGGAACAGTTACTGCAGAAAATTATAATTATATTCAATGCGATTTGCCATTAGCAGAAAAAATACCACAAACAGCTAGAATTATTAGGTTAATTGCTAAAAATCAAGATACAGGTGTTGCTAGTGTTGTAAAAACATTTGACAAACTTATAAGTGAAGCACCTTTTATTGCACATAACGCAGGAACAAATAAACTTACATTTGATTATTATGGGGATTTAATTGGTGAAACAATTGATGCAGCAGATACTGTAAAACCATACGATTCAGTTCCATTATTATCAAAAACGGCAGAAACAGCAGTTAATAGGTTATTTTTAGGTAATAACTTATCGGGTTATGATACACCTACAAAAACTTCTTTGTCTGTATCACAAATACTAGCAAACTCTAGTACTTATCATAGATTTTTTAAAGCTGAATCATCTTATCAAGTAGGTATTGTATTTTATGACAAAGCAAGGAGAAAATGTGGAGTAACTACATTAAATGATGGTTTATTTACAACAGATAAAAAAACATATCCTGCTGCATCAGATTGTACTTTTTGGGATGTAACTATTCAACAAGCAGATATAAATGATGCAACAGGAAATACAAACGGTAAAGATGGTATAGTATATGTAAATTATACAAGTTGTCAAGGTTCATCAACTTTGTTACAATATACATTTGCTGATACATTTTATAATCAACTTTGTTTACACCCTGCAGATGTAATGTCAATTCAATTGTCATATTTTAAAAATGACATTCAAATGTTAGCTATTTCTACTGCTACAAATAATAGTATTTCATGTGATAATGGAGGTTTGACACAAACATATACAGTTAATTGGCAATTAAGCAATGCAAACCCATCATTAGAAATACCTATTTGGGCATATTATTATTCAATAGTTAGAACAAAAAATTTAAAGACAAGATACTTTATAGATTCTTTAAGTAATGACAATAAATATGCTACTAAAGTAATTACGGCAGGCGTAGTTACTTATAATTATAGTCCAACATTTGCAACAGGTGCAATTTATTTAGCTATTGATACAACACCATTAATAAATTCAGGTTTAGGTTATGTATACAACGAAGGAGATATGTGTGTATTACTTCGTTCAACAGGAGGTAAAAGATATGAAGTACCTGTAGTTGGAACTGATGGAATTTATATTTTGGTTAGTTTAACAAATCAATTTAATATTGATAATGCTAGTTTATCAGGTACTTACTTTACTTATGAAATTTATACTCCTTATACAAGAAGTGAAAATGAACCTTATTATGAAGTAGGTAATATTTATCCTGTAACAAACCCAACTCTTTCAAATAGACAGTATTCTACCCTTACAGGAAGTTTAATAGGAGATATTTTTGCATTTCAAAGACTTTATATAGGCACTTATTATTGGGTAGAGGCAATGTCGCCAAGTGACTTATTTTATCAAAATTGGTTTACAGATGGTGGTTTTATAAATTTTGTTACTTTATTGGGGCAAACTCAAAATAACCATGAAATAAGGTACTCTAATGTATTTACCCCCGGTACAAGTAATAACGGACTTAGCACATTTGAAGCCCTAAATTTCAAGACTGTTCCACTAGGTACAGGTAATATACAAAAGTTACAATTAGCTTCTAAAACAGAGGAACAGGGGGTAATAATGCTATCTATTGATGCATTCCAAACTGTATCATGTTACTTAGGTGAAGTTCAGGTAATTGGTTCTTCAAAAAATGCATTCTTGGCACAAGATTCTGCCGTAATAGGAACAATGAATGTGCTAAAAGGAATGTATGGTACAACTCATCCTGAAACAGTAATAGAATACTTAGGTAATGTATTTTGGTATGATTTGAATAATGGCGCAATAGTTCAATATAGTGCAAATGGATTATACCCTGTTAGTTCATTTAAAATGGTTAATTTCTTTAGTAATTATGCTAAAGATTATACAAATACAAGTTCTGCTACTCTTGATTCGCTTAATGGGTTTCATCATATACCAACAGCAATAAATCCATTTACAAAAAGATTTCAAGTAACAACACCTGCATTAATAGCAACAAATACTGCAGCCGTACTACCTAGTTATGATGGAGTAACACCTGATTATGCTAGTTCTATTATTAATAGGTTCAATCCATATACTAAATTATCGCAAACAGTATGTCTTGATATCATAGAAAATAGATGGAAAGAAGTATTTGAATACGCAGGAGAATGGTATGATTATTTTGAAAATCAAATGATTGGTTTTAAAAATGGTGCAATATATACTCACGAAACAAATACAACCAATTTAAATACATTCTACGGAACTCAGTATCCTATTAGATATTGCCTTACCCCTAACCAACCATTATCATCAATAAAAGATGTAGTTGGAATAACAGTAGAAGGAAGTGTAATACCTGATTATTCTGTATGCTATAGTGTATACCCTTGGGAACAAATAACAGATTTAATAAATGAAGATTTTAGAAACCAAGAAGGGGTAATGTACTCATCATTATTTAGGGATAGACTTTCTCCAAACACAACAGGAACAGCAATTAATAAATTATATTACGGAGACATAGTTAAATCAAAAACACCATTAATTATGGTAGAGTTCCAACAATATACTAACTTAGTGTATATTTCATTTATTGATATAGATTTTGCAGAAAGTTATGGTCAAACCAAAATATTAACAAAATAATGGTAAATAGCATTATACATAGGGTAAATGACGATAGAATTGACGAGTTAGAATCGACAATGGTAAATAATTTCCCACCCGTAGAATGTCCATTAATACATAGGTTTACCAAAGGAATGTATATAAGAGAAATATTTATGCCTAAAGATTCTCTAATAACATCTAAAATACACAATACTAACCATCCTTTTGTCGTTTCACAAGGCACAGTAGCAGTAGCAATAGATGGAGATAATTGGCAAGAAATACAAGCACCATATACAGGAATAACACAAGCAGGAACTAGAAGAGTATTAATTATACTTGAAGATACAACTTGGATTACATTTCATCCATTGCCTTATATAACAGGTGATGAAAATGAATTTAGTGATGATGAAAAGTTAAAATTAGTAGAGAAAATAGAAGATGAAATATTAAGCAAATACGAAAATTTGCTTTTATATAAAGAACAAGATTTATTAAAAGATTAAAATAAAATATCATGAGTTTCGTAGCCATTGGAGCAGGATTAGGAGCAGCATCAGCAGGGTATAAATTATACTCAGGAATTAAACAAGTTGGACAAGCCAATAAAATAAATCCCGTATATACCCCATATACAGCTTCTAATGCAGTAAAACAACAATTAGGAACTGTACAAAATGCGTATCAAGGTAGAATGGCAGGCGCAGTATCTGCATCAGATAGAATACTTCAATCACAAGCTAATACATTAGCAAATGCATCAAGAGGTGCTACAGATGCTTCTCAATTACTTGCATTAGGTGCTTCTACAGAAGGTACTGCAGACCAAGCATCAGTTGATTTAGCAGCTAGAGAAGGACAAAATAAAGCAGGTATTTTAGATAATCTACAAAATGCTTATAATAAAATGACTGAAGATGAAAGACAGGTATATCAATCAAAACTTCAGAAATATCAAATGGATACACAAGCTAAACAAGCACTAGGACAAGCAGGTATGAGTAATATATATGGTGCAGGAAGTGACTTAGCAGGTATGGCATTACAAGGTGCGCAATTAGGAAATGTAGGAAGTTTTAAGTCAGGTTTTGGCGCAGCAAATAAAGTTGCAGGCGCAGGCAAACAACTTGGACAATTAATAGGCGGTTAATAATAAAATACAAATAGTAATAAAATGGCAGATGATACTCAAGGTTACGCAACAGTGTTGCCAAATCAATTTCCAAGTCCGGGGCAAGCACTTCAAGGTTTAATTCAATCTAAAGAAAGACAGCAAGAAAAACAAGCTGCTTTAGATGAAAGACAACAAGAACAAAAGCAGAAAATAGCTGCTGCCCAACAAGAACGCACTAGACAAAATGAATTATATAATTTAGCTGCCCTAAATAAACAAACAGAAGCAAAACAATACGAAACTGCTGATGAACAGGTTAATAATTTAACTAGAAAAACATTAGCAGATATATATAACGAAGGAATAAAAGGAACAAGATTAGACCCAATGGAATTTGAGCAAATGCTAAAAGGAAAATTAGGTGATTTAGTTCAATGGAATGGAAATGTTAAAGACCAATTGAGGACTATAGGAACACAAAGAGCAGATTTTTTTAAAGTACTTCCAAATACAGACCAAACAGGAGTAGATAGAAGAGTAACAAAAGATTTTTTACAAAATGTCGCAAATTTAGATGAAAACGGAAATATAATATCAATTAAACCATTAAATCAAATCAAACCAAATGTAAATTATTTTGGTGCATTTGCAGACCCTAAAGTTTTAGCAGGTGTAACTAATGATACTACACCATTGCCTGAATTTTTTGCTAAAATACCTAAAGAAAAAACATCTGAAAGTCATTTTAAAAATTTATCAGGTAATATTGATTCTAGAGGATATAATGCTATGGTTACTCCTCATTCTGAAATGTATACAAACGAATCAGGTAAAGTAGCAGTAAGACCTAAATCTGAAGTTGCAATGGTTACTGATAATGGAGAACCTATAAGAGTAGCTTCAGAAGAACTTAAAAATTCAATGGCAGGAAATCCAAAAGTAGAAGCTGCATTCAATAAACAATGGCAAGATTATGTACAACAACATAATTTAGAAGCTGCTACTAATCAAGACCCACACGCACTTGATGTTTTAAAAGAAAATTATAGATATAAATTAGCAGAGCAATATTTACCACATCAAGTTAATCCAATTGAGAAACAAGTAACTCCTACAATTGTCAATAAATTAAGTATAGAAAATAGGCATAAAGAAGATGTAATAGATGATAATGCAGGAACTTTAAAATCTCATTTAGAAAATGCATTTACAAATAATCCTGTAACATTTAGGTTGCCTATAAAAGGAGGAGGAACAGGAACTCAAACATGGGGTAATTTAGGACATTCAGATATAACAACTCCATTTACTATAAAAGTAGAGGAAAAAGAACAAGATAAACAAACAATAACTAAAGTAGTTTCTTTTGATGATTACTTTGTATCTCCTGATAATAAAATATATGGTGTTTATTATAAAAGAACACCAACAGGAGAAATATCAGATGATGTTAAACAAAAACAAGAAATACCATTAGAAAGATATGCTGAAAGATTATTTGAAAAATCTACACCACAAAAGTATAGGGCAGAAGTAGTTAAAAATAATGTAAATGAAGTATTAGGTGTAACTGAAAAACCTAAAACAAAAACAACTACTAAAGTAGCTACAAAAAAAGACAATAAAAATACAAAAACAGGAGAATTAGACTAATAATGGCAGAAGAATCAGTTCAACCCGAAGTTCAAGATGTTAATCAAGAAGCACCTAAAACAGGTGAAATTGATAAATTATTTAATGTAGTTTCAAGTAAAGGATTATATACTAAGTCTAAAGATGAATTTATTCAAAAGTATAGTACACCTGAAAGTGTAGATAAATTATTTCAAGTTGTTTCAGATAAAGGATTATATACAAAATCTAAAGGAGATTTTTATTCTAAATATTATCCAAATTTATCATCACAAAAAAATACAGAACAAGTTGGAGGATTAACAGCATATAGTGATTCAAGACAAAAAACAATACCTACAGAAGAAATTAAAAGACCTTCAAAACTAACAGACTATACAAGTGCGCCATTAGAAATGGTTTCTAAAGCAAAAGCAACTGAAGTTTCTAGAAAACCATCTACACAACCTGTTAGAAAAATAGCAACAGAAGAAAAAGCAGCAGCAGAAGGAACAAGTACTAATTTACAATTACCAACAACATTAAAGGGTGGACAATTTGGAATAGTTGCAGAACCACAACAAGAAGGAGAATTACAACAAAAATTACAAAAAAGGGAAGATGATAAACAAACTGCAATAAAAAATTCTCTTTTAAATCAAGGAATAAAACCTAATACACAACAATATTTACAAAAAGAAAGAGATTTAAATAATCAATTATCTAATGATAATTTAGTTGTAGATAAAGATAATAGTGGAGAACCAAAATTATTTAGAAGTGAAGGGTTTGCGGAAACATTAGGTAAAACAATTTACAATAGTTTTAAAGCACCTATAGATGCATATGATGTAAATAAAATAAGCGACCCGAATCAGTTTGTTCAAAAAATGAATGAACAAACAGAAGAAGAATCATCTAAACCATCTAAAATATTGGGTAGTGGGGCTGAATTAATAGGGGGTGTAGTTAAACCTATATCATTATTAGCATTAAATGCTGTAGCAGGTGGAATGGGAACTACTGCTATGGTAGCTGAAGCATATTATAGTGCATTAGCAAATGAAAAAAGAAAATTATATATAGCAGGAAAACAACAAGGATTAAGTGATGTAGATGCTGCAAAAAAAGCAATGGATGTTGCTACATATACGGCATTACCTGATGCTGCTATGGCTTTTGTAATGTCAGGTGAATTAGGAAATTTACCTAAGACAGTACCTGCAGTAGCAGATAATACATTTAAAAATGCATTAATAAAATCAGGTAAAAGTGTATTAAAAATTGCAGCATTAGGTGGTGCATCTGAAATAGGTAAAATAGGTGTTGAATCATTAGGAGGATATAAGGAAACACTTCCAAATGCTATTGGTAGAGTTTGGGGAAGTACAGCAGAGTGGGGTAAAATGGATTTAGGATTTAGAATTATAGGAGGAATAATTCCTGCAGCAGGTTATTTAAAAGCAGCAGCTAAGAATTGGTTAAAAAATGTACCCGAAGAACTAATACAATTAAAATCAGAGCAATATGGTGATGCAGGAGAAAAAATAAAACAATCAATAGCAGATTATAAAAATGCTGCATCTAATGTAGAAGGATATGTACCTGATGAACATTTAGCATCATTTGCAGGTAAAATAGAAAAATCAAATAAACTACAAGACGATATAACACAAAAACAATTAGATAAAATAGGCAAACCTGAATTTGTTCAAAATAAAATAGATGAAGAAATATCAGATATTCAAAAGCAAATAGATGGTATAAATAAAGAAGTAAATACAGCAGCTAAAAAAGGAGTAGAACCAAAAGAAATAGATGATGCAACAGGTATTGAAGCAGGTGTAGAACCTAAAATAAATGTAGAACCTATTAAAACTGAAACTAAACTTGAAAAACAAGCCCCTGAAGTACAGCAGCCCACAGAAACTCAAAAGCCTACAGTTGAAGCAATTACTGAAGTTAAGCCAACAACAGAAAAAACAGAAACTAAAACAATAGAAGAAGTAACTCCTGTAGTTGAAGAAGTTAAACCTACAATAGCAAAAGAAGAAGTTAAACCTGTCAAAGAAGTTTACGATAGAAATGATACTCCAATTAATATAGATGATATTGGAGAAGGATTTGTATTGCATAGAGGAGGTCAAGAAGTTTTAGATAAAGGATTTCATTCAATAGATAAAATTGGTGCAGAAGGATATGCAGGCGATGAGGGTAAAACGACATCTTCTACAATTAAAAAAGATGCAAAAATATTAAAATTAGTAAGTGGCGATAGTGAAAACTATTCTGACAATGCAAAAGATATTGATGAATTTTATAGGATAATCGGAGAAAAGGAAAGAAAAAAAGGTTCTGAATGGGCTACAGGAGAAAATCCATCTGATATCACAACAAGGCTTTGGGATAATAAATCTGCCCAAGAAAAATTAAAAAAAGCAGGAGTTGATATTGTAATTGGAAATACAATAGACGGAGTAGATGCCTTTGTAGTAAATAAAGATGCACTAGAGCCAATATCAAAACCTAAATCAGAAACACCTAAAGAACAAGTAAATGCAGTAGCTAAAAATAAAACTAAAAAAGTAAAGGATAATGATAATGAGCAAGTAATAGAAACTGTAAAAAGCCTATTACAAGTTATAAAATCGGCAGAAGCTAGATTAAGCGAATACCCAAAAGAAGCATCAATGCAAATAAATGAAGCTATTGGGCTATTGAAACCATTTTTAGATTTATTACCTGAATCAGAAAAGAAAAGCCAATTAAAACAACTTACGGGTACATACCCACAATTAGAAGGTGCTAAAGAACAATTAAAACCAAAAGAAGAAAAAACAACAGCAGATACAGTACATGATGATTTATTAACTCATTTAGGAATAATAGAAGAACCTAAAGGTGAAACAAAACCTGCTAAAAAATATACTTCTAAAAATATAGATACAATAACAGAAGAAGGATTAAATGACACACAAAAGAAAGTAGTTAAAGATGTTAAAAATGTAGTTAAAGCTGTTTCTAAATTAGTAGAAAAAACTACAGGAAACCCATTAGAAGTAAACATACACGAAACACCATCTAGTTATGAAAAAGCAGTAATAGATGCAGGTGGAACAAAACAAGATTCTACTACAAAAGGATTTTATTTAGATGCTGATGGAACTATCCATCTAAACATGGAAAGAGTTACTACAGATACTATGCTTCATGAAGGGTTTCATCCTGTTTTAGATTATATGGCTAAAAATAGACCTGATATAATTGACAACCTACATAGTCAATTAGAAGGTTTAAAAGGTGGTAAAGAAGTCATAGATAACGCAAACAAACTTTATGAAGGTTCAGATGCAACAACTATAAAAAAAGAAGCAATTACTGATTTTATAGCAAAAGTAGCAGATGGAACAATTAAAATAGATAAAACAAATTTTCAAAAAGTAAAAGACTTTTTTGTAAATGCTGTAAATAAGTTAGGATTTGAATTAGGAAAAGATATAAATACTATTACTGACCTTAAAAAATTAGCAGAATTAGTTTCTGAGAAATTTACCAAAGGAGAAGAAATAGAAATTAAAAATGGTTCAAAAGCAAATTCAAGTGAAAGAGTACAATTTCAATCAGATTTTAAACATCAAGAAAGTGGAATAGAGTGGAAATATTTTAAAAATTCAAAAGAATTTAAAAAATTAGTAGATGATGGTTATGTAACTTTTGATAAAAATATAGATGATTTTAAAGGGGCAGTCGTACTTCATGCGCCCGATGCAGGTTTCTCAGGACAAATATTAAAAGATGGACAATTAATTGCTAATGGTAAGGGTGGAATGTATTACCCTATGGTGTTTCATGAAAATGGTGATTTTTGGGCAGCTACATCAAGAGGTGCATCTAAATTAGCAGAAACATTAAATGAAGCTAGAAAAAAATCTCCTGATGGTAAAGTTAGAATGGTTTTAATTTCTGCCCCAATTGATAAATTAATGTCTTCATCTTTGAATGGCATTGGGTTGGTAGATATTTTAACATCAAAGGCTTTTAGTGAAAAATCAGGTATTACTCCTGAGCAATTAAGAAAAGCTATAATAAAAGGCATAAAAACTACTGAAAAACTAAAGAATGAAAACAAAGATGGCATGAAACCATCTCAAAAACCATTACCTAAAATAACAGGTAATGAAACTATGGCTGATTTACATATAAAATTAAAAGATTTTTATCCTGCTGAAAATTCTGACTTTCCCGTTAGAAAATCTTTAAATCAAAATATACTAGAAGGAATTGCATCTTATTCATCATCTCCAAAAGTAGCTAAACAATTAGCTGAATTTCTTGGGGCAGGAACTTTTAATGAAAAACTTAAAAGCACAGGAGGAAAACTTTCAAGGGCTAATTTAACTCAAGGTTTTTCTAATATTTTAGCTGAACCTACATTAAGGGGTGAACAGTCAGGTAAAATGTATGCCATAATTGAATTAGGGGCAGATGTTAAGCCTGTAAAAACTTCTGAACATGAATCATACCCTTATACATTAAGGTCTACAGATGCCAACGAAAAGCCAACTATACACATTTTATCTCAAAGAGATTATTGGTATAATCATGTAAATGATGAGAATGGCAATTCGATAGCAAGTAATAAAGAAAAACAAGCATCTATGCTTCCTGCATCAGCAGGTATTAGTTCGGTTGTAAATTTAAATCCAACTAAAACAGAAGGGGTTTCTCCATTAGCAGAAAAAGCAAAACCACAATTTTCAAGAGAAGAAAATGAAAATGAAGATATAGTTTCTGCATCTGTAAATGTTGCCCCATTATATTCTACTAGAGTAGATAGTCCTGAGCAAGCTGCTTTATTACAAAATTCTGAATTTTATAAAGAATTTAAAAATAAAAATGAAAAATTAGCAGGTTATTTTAATTTAAAAGTTGATAATCAAAAAGATGGAATAGGAGGATTTGCAGGTGTAAGTGAAGTAACTACAGTAGTTAATGTAACAGGAAAGTTTGAAGATATTGTTAAATATGCAGCAATTAATGGTTCTTTAACTCCTGAAGTTCAGGAATCAACCATTGCAGGTATGTATGTAGAAAAAGGTAGCAAATACCATAATGCAGATAAGATAGAGGTTGGTATTAATGATATGAAAGCTGCTATGAGGGCTGTAAAAGATGCAGGATTTGATGAAAATGGTTATACTCTTTTAAACGATGAAATATCATTTTTTAACATACATGAATTTAAAATAGATGGTTTTGAAGAAAAAATTAATATCTTTGAATCTAAATACAAAGAATATGGAGGACAAATTACAAGAGAAGATTACCACGCAGTCAGAAGTGAATACATCGATGCTGAAAGAAGAAAAGCCATTATATCAAAGATTGATGGAGAAGGGTTACAGCGAGAGCAAGATAGGACAGGGCTTCGTAATGAATTGGAAAATGCCAAAGAAAGAAACGAAAACTTCTTAAATTGGAAGAAAATAAATGAATCTGATGCTGCTATAGAATATAGAGATTTAAGGCAAAAACAATTAGAATTAGCTGATAAAGGTGAATCACTTTCTGATAAAGATGATGCTAGAATAAAAGAATTAGAAGGCAAATTATCTGAGCCATTAGCATCAATAATATCATCTGATAAAAAACAATACGAAAAAGCTAAAAAAGAAATAGACACTATAGCTAATGATGTTGCATCATTGGTAGCAGGTGGATTTAAATCTGAATTTGGTATTAAAAGACCTTCAAGGGCTGCTGTAAAAGTAGTTAGATGGTACGATGTTCAACCTAATTTATTGGCAGATGGTGCTAGGGCAAATGTAATTGTTAATACAAATGCTGATGCAGATTTTTTATTTAATGAAATAAAAAGAAGATTTAATTCCACATTAAATAGAAATGAGGGAGAAACCACTAATTTAGGTTATCCTAAAAGACTTATTGAATTAAGAACTAAAAGTGGTAAAATAGCCGAAATACAGGTAATGACACCTCAAGGCTATTTAGCAAAAGATGGTATTTCGCATTTTCCTGAAGATGCAAAATCAAAAGCAAAAGAATCTTTAAAAGAAGTTAGAAATAAATTAGGATGGGATATACCTGATGGTGTAGGACATTATTTTTATGAAATACATAGAGACCCTAATGTTCCAAAATCATTAAAAATACAAGCAGAAGAATTAAGTAATAAATATTATAAAGCATTTTTAGATTCAGAATCAAAACTTACAGATAGTGAATTTAGAAAAGATATTACTAATTTTAAAGATAAAGTAGATGCTGCTAATAAATCTAAATGGGATAATGGCAATGAAGGAAAATCTCCAAAAACATTAGATAAATATTTAGAGCAACCAATTTTAGAAAATAAACAACAATTTTCTAAAGAAGACCAAGATTCTAAAATAAAAGACTTTATAGAAATACAAAGACAAAAAGGTATTTCAGATAAAGACATACAAGCAGGATTAGAAAAAGCATCTGAAAAGATAGGGATAGATAAGGCTAAGATAGATGAATTAATGTCTACTCCTAAAGTAAAAGAAAAAGGCGATTTACAAAGCCAATACGATAGTATTAAATCAGAAAAAGCAAAGAAAAAATTCATTACAAAGAATTTTGGAGAAGTATCTGATGAACAACTATCTGATATAGTAAAAAACAACACAGATTTACAAACAATTAAAGATAAAATAGATGCCATACAAAAGTCAGGCGCAGGAGAAGTACTTCAACGCAAACAGGAAGGAGATGGAAGCCAAGGGGGTAAACGTGGAGGAATGGAACAAGGAGAGCAAGGGAATGAAACTACCACCGAGAAAAACGGAGAAGAAAATGGGAATGGGCAAAGGGTTGGTATCTCCCATAAATCGTTAACTGAATTAGCTGATAAATTAGGATTAGAACAACCTCAAACAGGTGATGTTTTAACACCTGAAGAATATTCTGAAAGAGGTAAGTTACTTATTAAAAATGGTGCAGACCCAATAAAAGCAGCAGAAGAATTTAAAAAAGATAATAAAGTAAATTCTGATATAATATCTGTTGCTAGGGCGCATTTTAATGAATTAATAAGGGATGCTAATGATGCACGAATAAAATTTGGCATTGGTAGTGAAGAATATAAAAAATCAATTAAAGAAGCAAATGATTGGGCTAAAAATGTCGTTAAGCCAATGGGAACTGCTTTTGGTGAAATAGGTCGTTCATTACAAGGGCAAGTTGATTTAGATACAGGTAATTTTGTTAGTGTATCAATGGCTGTGCAAGAAAAGACAGGAAAAGATTTAAGTACAGAACAAACAAAAGAAGTAGAAAGATTAACAAAAAATGTTAGTGATTTAAATAACAAAATACAAGATTTAGAAAAAAAATTAACTGATACTATTAGCAAAGGTGAAAAAACTGAACCTAAAGCAAAAGAAGGAATAAAAGAAAAATCAAAAGAAATTGCTAATGTTATTAGAAAAGGTAAATTATCAAGACCTGATATATTTTCTTCTGCTAGTCCTGCTTCATTAGTTTGGGATGCAGCAGTAGAAATTACGGCTAAAACAGTAGAAGTAAGTGGTGATATTGCACAAGCTATTGCAGATGGATTAGAACATATTAAAAATAGTGATTGGTATAAAAATTCTGATTCCGATAAACAAAAAGCAGCACAAAAAGCCTTTAGAGATTTTGTACAAAATCAAGATATAAAAATAAAATTTGCAGAAAAGAAAGACAATAAGTTTACAACAGAAGAAGCAAAATCTATATGGGAATATGCTAAAGAAGAATATTTAGACAAAGGAAGTGACTATAGAGAAATGCTTAATGGAGTTTCAAAAGACTTAGGATTAAATAGAGACCAAGTAAGAACTGCTATTTCTCAGCCAAAAGGTGCAAAAGAAATAACAGATGAAATGTATCGTAATATAAACAAAAGAAATAATGCTATTAATGAAGCAAAACAATGGGTAGAAGAACAGGGTAATTCTAAAATTAAAAATTTTAGAAAATCTATTCCTAGTGCATTTTTTAAATTAAAAACATTTGGACATGGAACTGTAGGAGGAATTACTCACGCAGGTACTAATATATTTCAACCATCAAAATGGAAAAGTTATTTACCTTTTTTTGCTAAACAATTCAAGTATGCATTTGGTGATACTGCCAAATATGAAATGGCAATGGAAGATTTAAAAAATGACCCACAATTTACTTTTTGGCAAAGGGCAGGATTAGCGGTTGACCCTAAAATTAAATATGATGATTATCAAGGAAATTATGTAGATGCAGAAGGAAAAATAAATGGTATTAAAAAATTGTTTAATAGATTGGGAGTTACAGGTGATAGAGGATTTAATGCTTTAAAAGTATATAGACTTGATTTAGCCAAAGGATTTTATGATAGATTATCTAATGAAGAAAAGGCTGACCCTAATACAGCAAAAGAAATAGCTAAATTAGTAAATCATTCTACAGGCACAAGTGAATTAGATTTAGGAAGAGGTAGAATATCTAAAATTGTTAATACTACATTTTTTGCACCTAAATTAGAAGCATCAAGATGGCAAGGATTAATTGGAGACCCTGTAAAAGCAGCCAAAACATTTACAAATTGGAAAGAAGCTAGTCCTGCAGAAAAAGCAGGTGCTAAATTAGTTGCTAGAAATGCAGGAGAAAAAATTGCTACTTATGTAGCTTTATTAGCAGCTAATTCAGCATTGTTATCATTAATGGGTTCTAAACAAAAAATTAATTATACTAATCCATTAAGTTCTGATTGGCTTAAATTTAAAACAGGTGGCGGTAAAACATTAGATGTAACAGGTGGAACATTAGCATCTATGAAACTATTAGGTACTTTACTTGATAATACAGTTATAGGTTATACAGGTAATAAAAAACAATTATGGAAAAAACCTGCTGAAAAAGATTATCAAACAATTTTAACTCAAGCAAGATATAAACTATCTCCTTTTGCAAGTACAATAGCAGATATAGTAGAAACTACAGATGCTATGGGTAGACCATTGCCATATTCTCATGTTAAACCTAAAAAAGGAGAAACTCAATATACTATTGGAAGCTATATAGTACAACAACAAGCACCTATACCTGTTTCAGCAGGTGTTAGAGAAGCTATTGGAAGTATGAAAGAAAGAGGAATGACAAATCTTCAAATAGAAGATGTATTAATGGGTACTTTATATTTTACAGTAGAAGGATTTACAGGTGCTAAATTAGGGAACGAACCAAAAAAGAAAAAATAAACCAATGTACACCGAAAAAGACTTTAACAAATGCCTATTTAACCCATGCAAAAAAGATTTATTTGTAGTATATCCTAGATTGATGACTATAAAAAATGTAAAGGAGAAACTTATAAGATATATCATAGCGGTATATGATTATAATTCTCCTATTGTAAAGGAATATAGGGATTTAAGAATTAGAAAGCAACAAGCAGCAGAATTTGCAGGATATAACCTATCTTCGGATGGCAGTTACCTAGAGTCTTTATTTAGCTTAAAGGACAATGATGCATTAGACTGTATAGATAGATTTATTAAGGAGTTTATTAATAGCCGATTATGGGCTAGAATAATGGCAGATGAAGAATTCTATTGGCAAACATTTAAGAGAATGACAAAGCCAATTGAAGATAGTACAGATGGCAGGGATAAAGCAAATGTAGATGCATTTCTAAGTAAGGGTAAACTTGGCGAAGAAATGGAAAAAATCGAATTGAGAATTGATGCAGCATATAGAAAATTGTATGGTGATGAAGATGCGAGTAAGTTTGTTGTAAAACGTGCTACTCCTGAAGATATGGCTGCTACTAACTAATCTTATGTTTAAAAAAATTGATGGCGCATCAGTAATTGAATTGCATGGGTTAACCATGAATATTCCGTCATTAGGATATGGTATATCTGAAAGTGGGGATGTAAAATCTGTAGAGGTATTTAAAAGAAGTAATGTAGATTCAGAACAATATTGGGAAGTAGATGCATTACCTGACAATTGGGAAGATTTAAGATATCAAGAAAAGCAAAAACAAGAGATAGATGAAGACTATTTTGACCCAATCTTAGAAGAAATAAGGGCTAAATGGTGGCATAGAAGAATATACGGGGTATGGTTTTACAATAATGGGATGGAAATATACCTTACAGGACTGCATTGGTTTTACCTTACTTGTTGGCAGCTAGATACAGGATTACCTTTATTTAGGATGATTGACTTAGAGGTATTTTATATGTGGATGTATTGTGTTGAAGACCCTGATTGTTTTGGATTGCTTTATACCTGTAAAAGGCGGAACGGTAAGACGGCAATTTCATCTTGTATGATTTACGAATGTATTTCTAGGAGTACAAGGGCTTTAGGAGGTATGCAATCCAAGACATTAGAAGATGCAGCAGAAATATTTGACTACCATATTGTACCTGCATTCCAACAATTACCTGATTTTTTTATACCTGTATACGATAAATCAAGGGGTAGTACACCTAAAAAAGAATTGCTATTTCAACTTACATCTGTTAAGGGTAGAGATTCATCGTCTAACTTTAGGGGAAAACAATTACGTTCTGTAATAGACTATAAAGAAAGCAATCCTAAAGCATACGATGGTAAAAGACTTAAAAGATATGTAGGTGATGAAAGGGGTAAGGTAGAGTTTGATGTAATACAAGGACATATTATGATAAGGAAGTGTCTTGTAGACATCCAAAGAAGAATTATAGGTAAGATGCTTATTACTACTACAGTAGAGGAATTGGGTATTAAATATAGATATGATGAGTTGTGGAAGTGGAGTGACCAAAGAAAAAGACAAGAAGACGGAAGAACAAAAAGTGGGCTATATAAATTATTTATTCCTGCAGATAGGTCAGGAGAGTTTAATGTATATGGTGAACCACACATACTAAAAAATCGGAAGTCCATACTAGAAGAGAGAGAAAGACTAAGAGACAGCCCTAGAGATTTAATTGCAGAGATAAGAAAAGAACCACTAACAGAAGAAGAAGCATTTAAAGTATCTAACAACGAATGCCATTTTAATCAGCTACTATTAGAAGATGCATATTCAAATATTACTGCAATAGAAAAAGAAGTAATGTGTTATGGGAATCTAATATGGAAGGACAACAAAATGATGTCTGATGTAGAATGGAAGGATGGTGACAGGGATTCTAAATTTAAAGTACCTAAATCATTCTTAACACATTGGCTAGAAACTAGAAAATTTGATGATATAATAGAAAAAAGAGGTAACATATTTATACCTAAAAATTATATCAGATTCACGAGTGCTATTGACCCATTCGCAAATAACATTACAGTAGATTCTATAAATAGTAAGGCAGCAAGCTATGTATACAATAGACATGATAATAGTGTAATGTCTAAGACTTTTGATAAATCGTTCATATGGCAGTACCATGCAAGACCTAACACAACATCCTTGCAGAATGAGGATATGATTAAACAATGTTTCTTTTTTGGATGCCAATTATTAATAGAAAATAACAGAGAGGGTGGTATAAGAAATGACTTCAAAAACTTTGGTTGTGAAGCATTTATGATGAAGCTAGACCAATATCCTGACTATGGAATCCCATCATCAGAATCAAATAAATCACTAGGAGTAAACTTACTAGAACAACACATAGAAAGGGAAGGAAGAGACAACAAAATATACTTTTCTGAATTAATATACGATTTGATACGTTTTAATGTAAACGAAACAGAGAAATCTAATTTATCAATGGCAGCTATGTGGACACTTGTAGCATCTTATTATAAGCAATACAACATAAAAACAGATACAAAAGCTATTCAAGTAGGAGATTTCTTCAAAAAGAAAAAAATAGTATAATGTGGACAGATTTTTTTGACCGTATAGTAGTAATAAATCTACCCAAAAGAGTAGATAGACTAATAGAAGTATCAGAAGAACTTGACAATTACGGAATTGAATTTGACTTAGTTGATGGAATAGAACATGAAAAAGGCGCAGAAGGGTTAAGACAAACAGTAGAAAACATACTAAAAGATTCTATACAAAAGAAGCACAAAGCAATATTGATATTTGAAGATGATTGTTTATTCGTAGAACCAAAGGATGTAGTAGATAGGACAATGGAAGATGCCATAAAAGACTTACCTGAATATTGGCACATATTATACCTATCTGCACAAGCTACAGATGGTTTTAAAAGAAGACATTCATCCGCATTACTACAACTAGATAAGGCTTTTGCTACACATAGTTGGGCTATATCATTACAAGGTATGAAAGAAATCATTGCAGTAGGGCTAGAAGCCCCTATCGATAACTCAATAGTTGATAAGGTTCAACCAATGCAAAGGTGCTTCATAACGTATCCAATTTTGACAACACAGAGGGCAGGGGTAAGTGACATAGGTAATACATTTATAGATTGGCATCCGTTTTTAATTGGTAGGTATAATCAAAAATTAGCAGAATTAAAATGAAAAAAATATCCATCGCAATTCCATCATGGAATAGGTACGAAATGACATTAGAATCCTTTGCATCTGTAATGGATGACGAAAGAATAGAAGAAATAATTATTTCAGATGATGCAAGTGACATAGACTTGTATTATACACTAAAGGCAGCAGTAAGTTCTATGCCTAAAATAAAGATATTTAGAAACAAAGAAAACCAAGATTGCTATAAGAACAAATGTATAGCAGCAAGTTTGTGTAAGTCAGAATTTATAATTATATTTGATAGCGATAACCAATTGAATAAAGCATATTTAGATGCGATTTATAATGAAGAATGGGATGAGAAAGTAATTTTTGCCCCTTCATTTGCTAAACCAACATTTGATTATCGTGCATTTTCAGGTTTGACAATAACAAAAGAGAATATAAACGAATACTTTGATAAACCAATGTTTTCTACGATGCTTAACACAATGAATTTTTTTATAAATAGAAAACAATACTTAGACATTTGGGATGGCGAGGTAAACCCTGTGACAGCAGATAGTATTTATTTTAATTATTGTTGGTTAGCAACAGGAAATAAAATAAAGGTAGTAGAAGGAATGGAATACAAACACTTAGTACATTCAGGAAGTCATTATGTAAATAATGTTTCTAGAACAGGAAACTTTTACGAAGAAGTAGAAACCAAAATAAGAAATATATGTCAATAGTTCAATCAAGAAGTTACGGGAGACTTGGGAACGTATTGTTTCAAATAGCTGCTGCTGCATCTTACGCATTAAAACATAACCTAGAATTTTCTGTACCAAATGAAACTAATGATGAATATTGGAATCCATTATACTTACAACACTTACATAACGACAAATGGGTTAATGGCATAGAAGACATACTTGTAAACGAAAACGGATTTAGATTTCAAGACATTCCATTTGACGAATATTGGAGGGGAAAACAAATAGTCTTAAATGGTTATTGGCAGTCATGGAAGTACCTAGAAGAATACAGAAAGGAAATATTATACCTATTTGATTTAAGATGGAAACTAAAGCCACAGACTGCATCTATACATATTCGCAGAGGTGACTACTTACATTTAACCGATAAGCATCCACCATACACATTAGAATACCTAAACGATGCCATTAATTATTTAATAAACAATACAGGAGTAGAAAACTTTGAAGTTTATTCAGATGATACAGCATGGTGTTTGGAAAATTTAAACCACATACCAAACATTAAAATAATTGAAACAGGAAACGAATTAGAAGATATGGTTGAAGCATCATGTTGTGCATTTAACATTTGTTGTTCTAGTACATTCTCGTTTTGGATTGCTTGGCTTAACAGAAACCCAAATAAAATTTGTATATTCCCTAAACTATGGTTTGTGGAAGGATATCATCTAGATACAACCGATTTACTAGACCCATCATGGATAAAACTTTAAATATGTACGCATTAACAATTGAACCCGATAGTGTAATGTTTGACTTTGCATTATACTATGATATGGTAGCAGAAAGACTACCTGATAACTGTAAGATTGCAGAAGTAGGAATAGCTAATGGTAAATCAGCCATATACCTAGCAGAAAAAATATTGTCTTTAGGTAAAAAAATAGACAGATTTGTATTAATAGATTCTATGCAATATGGTGGTAATGTACAGATACAAACAATAGTAAATCACTTAGTAAAAAGTGGTGTAGGGGAAAGTTGTGAACTTATTATAAAAGGAAGCCTTGATGCTAGTTGCGAATTCCCTGATGATTATTTTGATTATGTTTTTATAGATGCATCACACGAATACGAATTAACAAAAGCAGATATAAGACTTTGGCACAGAAAAGTAAAAGGAGACGGATTTCTTTCAGGACACGATTACAATGCAACAGATGTAAGAAATGCAGTAGATGAAGTACTACCTACATTTACGGTATATGTTAACCAACAAACTCCAACTAAAATATTAGAATCCATTATAACAGATAATAATTGGGGTATTTGGGAATACACAATTAATTGGCAAACTAAAAAAGTAATAAAATGAAAACAGCATTAGTTTTAGGTGGACATGGAATGATAGGAATGCAACTTGTCAAAAGACTTAAAAAAGAAGGATTTTGGGTAAGGTCGGTAGATATAAAACAACCTGAATTTAGTAAGTCAGAAGCAGACCAAAGTTTAATATTAGATTTAAGAAGTGAATTTAATATGTCTAAAGTTTTATTTTCACCAAATCAATTAAATATTTCAGATAAAGAAAATTCTTTTGATGAAGTGTATATGTTGGCAGCGCAAATGGGCGGTGCTTTGTATGTATTCAGTAAAGAAAATGATGCAGATATTATACATGATTCAGCTATAATGAATCTTCATGTAGCATCAATAGCAGCTAAATTAAGTATCAAAAAATTATTTTTTAGTAGTTCAGCTTGTTGTTATTCAGAAAGATTACAAGAAGATTTAAATAGTGCAGCATTAAAAGAAAGTAGTGCATGGGAAGGAAAACCTGATTCTGTTTATGGAATAGAAAAATTAATATCAGAACAAGTATATGATTCTTATCGCAGAAATTATGGATTAGATGTAAGAATAGGCAGATTTCATAATATATTTTCAACAGAATGTACATACAAAGGAGGAAGAGAAAAATCACCTGCAGCAGTATGTAGAAAAGTTGCCGAAGCAAAAGATGGAGATTCGATTGAAATATGGGGAGATGGATTGCAACAAAGGTCATTTCTATGGATAGAAGAATGCTTGGATGGAATCAGAAAACTAATGGATAGCGATTATGTGCATCCTATCAATATTGGTTCTGACGAAATGATTTCAATTAATGATTTAGCAAAAATGGTTATTGAAATTAGTGGCAAAAATCTTACAATAAAAAATGTAGAATCAAATGCTATTGGTGTTAGGGGTAGAAATAGCGACAATACACTTATAAAAGAAGTATTAGATTGGACTCCAACACAACCACTTAGAAAAGGAATGGAAAGTCTTTATTCATGGATTAATAAACAAGTATCATGCTAATACCATTACAACCAATACTAGAGAAATATAATATTAAACTTAATGGTGTTGCACATATTGGCGCACATTGGGCGCAAGAGAATTCTACTTATATCGAATGCGGATGTAAGGAGTTTTTATATGTCGAACCTGTTAAACAAGCGTTTAATATTTTAGTAGAAAAGTTTAAGGATAACGATAATGTAATACTTAAAAACTTTGCAATAGGAAGTACTCCATCAATAGGGGTAATGTATGTTGATACCACAAATCAAGGGCAAAGCAATAGTTTATTAGAACCATTAGTACACCTAGAACAACACAAAGAAGTAATATTTAATGGAGAACCTGAAGTAGTAAAAGTTGTGACACTAGATTCATTAAACATTTCTAAGAACTTGAACTTATTAATGATAGATACGCAAGGGTATGAATTAGAAGTTTTAAAAGGTTCTACTTCTGTATTGAATCAATTTGATTTATTATATCTAGAAGTAAATAGGGAAGAAACATATAAAGGATGCCCTATGGTAGAAGAATTAGATGAGTTTTTAAAAGAATATAAATTTACAAGGGTAGAAACAAAATGGGCTTCTGACTACCATTCTTGGGGTGATGCAGTTTGGATTAAAAATAATTTGTTATGATAGGTATTTATAAAATAACTTCTCCTAATAATAAAATATATATAGGGCAAAGTATTGATATAGAAAATAGAGTTAAAAAAAATTATAGTAAAGGATTATGTAAAAATCAAATATTTCTTTATAATTCTATAAAAAAATATGGTTGGAATAATCATAAATTTGAAATAGTAAAAGAATGCATGATTAATGAATTAAATTATTTAGAAAAATTTTATATTAAATTTTATAATAGTTTTAATACAAAAAATGGATTAAATTTAAGAAGTGGTGGCAGTTCTACTTCTAAAGTATCAGAAATAACTAAAGAAAAAATGTCTAAATCTTGGGAAAACGGGAAAAGGACAAATAAATCTAAAGAATTACATAATGCTGCAAGAAAAATAAATCAATATACAATAGATAATGTTTTTATAAGAACATGGGATTATATCTCTCAAGTAGAAAATGAATTAGGTTTTTATAGAAGCAATATATGTAAGGCTTGTAAAGGAAAATGTTATTCCGCATATGGTTATAGATGGTCGTATATAGATGAAGAAAAAACATATAATACAATGCGTATGGGAATGAAACAAAGAATACCTGTTTATCAATATTCATTAAATGGAGAATTTATTAAAAAATGGGATTTTGTAAATGATGCTGCGATATATGTAAATGGAAGTGTTGTTGGTATAAATAAATGTTGTCATGGTATTTATAAAAAAGCATATAAATATATATGGTCTTTTAATTTTAATCAAAAATCATAATTTATGATTGACGTACCTGATTGGGCAAAACCTCAAATTTTTACTGTATATCCATACGAAAATTTATTAATTTTTGAAGAGTGGGTAATAATGCAATCATTGCCTGAAACCAATCGTGAATATCTACCTGTAATGTGGACATCTTATCAAGTAAATAATAATTATGGAAATGATGTAGAAGCACTAGTAAGACTTCAGAATTTTATAAACGAACTACCAAAGGACAAAAAGTATTGGACAATTGTTCAGTATGATGATGGTATTTTAGTAGATGTTTCAAGAATAGATTTGTTACAGTTTAGTATGAGTAAAAATATAGGTATTCCAATTCCTTTATTATCTATGCCACATTCTTATGTTCCCATTAAAGAAAAGAATTACATCGCATCATTTATAGGCACACATACGCATCCAATAAGAGAAAAAATATTTAACATAACTAGCAAGGGTTATTACATATCTGATGCAGCACATAATACAAAAGAATTTTGTAAAATAATATCAGAGTCTGATTTTGGTTTGTGTCCTCGTGGATATGGACTTAATAGCTTTAGAATAGGGGAATGTATGCAGTATGGTACAATACCGGTTTATATATCAGATGAGTTTGTTATACCACTCGATTTAGATTTCTCAGAATACGGGATATTAATACCTGAATGCGATGCTGATAACATTGAAAGAATACTGAAAAGTTACACCCCGTTGCAAATAATTGATATGCAAGATAAGTGTAAGCAAGTTTATCAAGAATATTATACATATGCAGGGGCTTTAAACAAAATTATGAAATATCTTGAAATCTAATATTATTCATAGCATATATTATCAAGAACGATTACCTAGATTATTAAACGAATTGTCTAGTAATGGTATAACTGATTATGAATTATGGGAAGGTATAATTGACCAAAAGTCAAGTCAAAAAGGTATCAATCAAAGCCACAAACAAATAGTAGAATACGCACAATTAGCTAAGTGGGATGAGGTACTAATAATGGAAGATGATATTAGATTCTGTGGTGAAGGTTCATTTGAATATTTCTTACAAAACAAGCCTGAATCATTTGATATTTATTTAGCAGGCATTTACATGGGGGAAATACTACCTGATAATACGGTAAAAACATTCTCAGGACTTCATTGCTACATAGTACATTCTAAGTTCTATGAAAAGTTTTTATCTACACCAACCGATGCGCATATTGATAGGGCTTTATCTGAGTTAGGTGAGTTTAAAGTATGCAATCCTTTTGCTGCAATTCAATACAATGGATTCTCTTCAAACACTAGAAAAGAAGAAAATTATGATTATTTACTAAATAATCGGGAATTATATGGTAATTTTGTACTATAAATATATTTATTTGTTTTTTTAACAAAATTTTAAGTACTTTGGGTACGGATTAAAATTCCTTAACATTGGCAGAGAACAATTTATACGGATACCCTGATTCACAAATAGACCCAAGGTTGAAAAACTACGATTGGATTCTTCAATTTGTGAAAGCAGCATACTACGATAATAGAGGGTTTATTCCTTCTACACCTCTTAATTCAGGGCAATCAAAAATGCAGGAGATTAAGGAATATGCGCTTGGGCAACAAAGTATTAATAAGTACAAGAAAGAACTTCTTGCCGATGAGCAACAAGATACTACTTGGCAAGCAATAGATTGGACACCTTTAGCATTATTACCTAAGTACAGGGAGATTGCTATTTCTAAGATGTTTCAAGAAAAATACGACATTCAAGCATTCGCAGTAGACCCATTAGCAAAAAGTGAAGAAGATGATTATTTTAACAAAATGAAGGTTAAGATAATGCTTCGTGAGGAAGCTATGAAAATGGGTGATGCAGGTAAAGAAATAGCAGACAATCCTATCCTAAAGCCACAGCAAGGTGAACCACAGGACATGGAACAACTAGCTATGGAACAAAACTATGGCTACAAACACATCATGTCAATGGAAGCAGAAGAGTTAAATACTCTTATAATGCAACAAAATGATGGCGAAGAACTAAGAAAAAGAACTGTTGAATATTTATACGATTTTGGTATTGGTGGGTATACACAATGGATTGATGAGAATGGCATGGTAAAAGTGAGGGAGATTAATCCTGAACAATTAGTAATGTCTTATTGTTCTAAAAATAACTTTTCTGATTTAACACATTGGGGAGAAATTATTGAAGTTTATGTAGGTGATTTAGCCCCATACTTTACAGAAGAACAACTAAAAACAATAGTACAAAGTGTAGCAGGTAAATATGGTAACCCATCTAACTTTGCATATGGTGCTGACTTGTCTAAGTATTGGAACAGATTTAAAGTACTTGTATTAGACTTTAAATTCTTATCATGGAATACAACTTACTACAAAAACGAAATTGACGGAAGAGGTAACACAAGATTTAATAAAACTAAGTTTCAAACAATTGGTGCTGATGGAATACTTAGAGATGAATATAAAGAACCATTTGAAGAATCAGGTTATAAAGGAAGTGAAGACCCTAAGTTTATGGATATTACTAGAAAAGTAGTATACAAATGCAAGTGGCTTATCCAAACTAATTTCATGTACGATTATGGTTTGTCCGAAAATATGGTTCGGAAGCCGTCATCATGGTGGGATACTACCTTAGATGTACAATTGTATTCATGGAACTTTTACAAAATGAAGTTCTCAGGTATTACCGAAAGACTAATACCACTAGAAGACAAGGCTTGTTTGACATGGTATAAATTGCAGAATTTAACCAACAAACTTGTACCTTATTTAATAAACTTGGATTTGACTGCTTTTGAAGGAGTAAACTTTGGTAAGGGTGGTGGAAATGCCACCCCATCAGAGATTATTGACTTCATCTTTACCAACTTTGTTGTACCGCACAGAAGCCATGACTTATTAAGGCAGAACCCTAACTACAAACCTGTAAGTATTGAAGCTAGTGGACAATTAGCCCTATTTACTCAGTTGTATGAAGACTTAAACAATACTATCGCTATGATGCGACAAGTATCAGGTTTAAATGAAGTAACAGATGCTAGCACACCTAATTCTAAGAATCTTAATTCTACTAACGCAGCAGCAGTACAAAGTACAAACAATGCGTTATTTCTTATACAGAATGCTGACAAACAATTGATAGTAAAATTAGCTGATGCTAATATAGCAAAAGGACAGATAGCAGTTAAGTTAGGAAAGGTTTCAGGATACAGAAAAGCATTAGGACAGGAGACAGTAAGTTTCTTACAGATTAATCCTAATATATCTAACCATGAATTTGGTATTTTCTTAGAAGATGCACCATCTGAAGAGCAAAGACAAATGTTTTGGCAAAACCTAAATAACAAAGAATATCAAGGACTAATAGAACCTGAAGATAAAATACTTATAATGAGTGTTAGAAATCTTAAACAGGCAGATATTGTCTTAGCATATAGAATCAAAAAACGCAAAGAAGCAGCACAAGCAGCTAAAATGCAAGAGATTCAAGCACAACAACAAGGACAAGCGCAATTGCAAATGCAGGCTGAACAAATGAAGCAACAAACACTTCAAATGCAAAGTCAATTAGCAATTCAACTTGAAAACTTGAAAGGAGAATGGCTTTGGAGAATAGAAAGCATGAAGAAAGAAAACGATGCCAACGAAGCACATATCCAAGCCCAAAGCAAAATAGTATCAAATCAAGTAATGGCAAAAGCTAAAACTGATTCAGCTAACATTGCAGCAGGTAGTCATATTACAGGTACACACATGAAAAACCAAGCCGATATGGCAATGACTGAAATAAGTAACGAAACCAAAAAACAAACCAAAAAATAACCAATATGGAAGAAGTAGTTGTAGAACCAATAGTAGCAGCAGAACCAATAGCAGATGTTAAACCTTCGTTTAGCGCAACTGTATTCGGTAATGAACAACCTGCCGTACAAGATGCCCCTGTGCATCCTACAGAAGTACACCAAGAATCAACACAAGAAAACCAAACACAATCAGAACCTATAATAGATGAAGATGGTGTAAGTAGTTTCTCAATGCCTAGCTATGGTGACGAACCTGTAACAGCAGAAGCAACTGCAGAAACTAATCTTGCTTGGAAAGAAGCACTTAAACAAGCGGATAGAAAAGAAGTATTAAAAGAACTAGGATTAGATGATTTTGATATTGAATTTTCAGAGTTTAGAAAGAATGGTAACGACCCATACAAATACTTAGAAGCAAAATCATTTGATTGGGAACAAGTTCCTGATATAGATATCGTTATTGAAGACTTTATCAAACAATACCCAACATTTGACTCAAACCAATTAGATAGACTAATCTCTAAAAAATATGGCTATATCGATGGTGGAGATGAGGAAGATAATGCCGATGCATTAATTTTAATGAAAGCGGATGCGCATCTGTCAAGACAACAAAGAATAGCAGAACAGAAAAACTTCAAAATACCACAATCACCGCAAGAGGCGGCAAGTAGTAAAGTAGAACAGTTATATGCAGAACAACAGGAAATAGCCATGCAAAATTATCAGCAGCAGGTTAACTTCTACAAATCGCATGAGGCTACGCAAAATCTAGTGCAATCCAAAAGAGTTGGAGTTGAAATAGGTGGCGATAAACCTTTTTACTTTAGTGTAGACAAACCTGAATTGATAACAAAGGCTATTACCGATGGGGAATTATGGCAAAGAATAACCGCAGTTAATCCGCAAGAGGCTGATGCTGCTAAGTTAATTCCTGATGTGGCTAAACTTCAAAAATTAGTCATTGCCGCTATGAACCCGAATTATGAAAAAGACTTAGTAAACTATGGCAAATCTTTGGGTTTGAAAAACATAGTTGAAGAAGGTCAAAATGCTCGCAAACCAAATGGTACTGTTCCCACCGTATCAAATGATTCCCCGTCTATGGCTTGGGGAAGGGCAACACAATCAAACTTTGGTGGGAGGAAATAAATTTTAATGCCCTAAAACAAATATAATGGCAACTTCACAAGGTATATTAAATAAACAGTATGTCTCCTCTTTGGATTCTTTCCTTGATACAAGAGAGATTAATAAATTGGTAACAGATGTTCAGAATGAAGATAATCTTACTGACATCTTGGACTTAGCTAGTCGTAAAAAGCCAATCGCTACAGGACAACCTTTCTACAACACTTATGTAAATGATAAGTTATTCTTTTTACTTGATACCACAGGTGGTACTGTAAACGGAAGCGGAACTGTATCTGTAAACTTTACTTGTACTGCAGCTACTTCAGGCTTAGTTCGTAAAGATGATATCGTTCTTGCACCTACGAATGTAATTTCTTGTATCGTTACTAACGTAATTTCTGCATCAGGTATTGATACAGTTTATGTTAAGAGTGTATCAGGTGCTAACATCACCCTTACTGCAGGACAAAAACTTTCTGTTTACTCAGTAGCAGTTGGTGAAAACTCAGTAAGTCAGTCTAACCTACGTTTCGGTTTGACTCGTTATTTCAACAAATATCAAATCTTTAGAGAGATTTCAATCGTAACTGATGTTCAGACTGCAGCTACAATCGAAACTACTTTCAACGGTCAACCTTACTTCGCAGTTAAAGACCATTTGGAGAAGCAAATCAAATTGAAGGGTGACATCAACGCAGCATTCATTGCAGGCGATATGTCTAGCACTTCATTTGCTGACACAACTCCATTCTTGACTGATGCTAACACTAGCAACGGTAATGGTGGTGGTGCAGTTCAAACTACTCGTGGTATCCACAAATACATTGAACTATATGGTAATACTATTGTTGATGGTACTCCGGGTGCTTTTGGTAAATCAGACTTAGATAATGCAGTTTCTACTCTTATCGCTTCTCGTGCGCCTAAAGAACAATTAGTATTCGGTTCTAGTGTTAGCCGTTCTGCAATTGATACTTACTACAAAAATTTAGGTTCTGCAGGTGTTACATCTGTTCGTCTAGTAGTAGATGGCAAAGAACTTGACTTGAATGTAGACAAAGTTTCTTACGCAGGTTTCCAATTCAATTACATGACAATGCCTATTCAAGACCATCCTGTATTGTTTAGTCAAACTGTAATTAATGCATCAGTTTACTACTTACCTTACAACTTGAAAGTTCCTGTTCAAGGTGGTGGATTTGATGCTGCTGTTGCAGTTCGTTATATTCCTTCTCAAACCAAATATGGTAACGGAATGATTGACGAGATTCATACAGGTGCGTTAGCTTGGAATGGTATTCCAAACGGAGACTTCATGAATGCAACTACATCTTGGACTACCAAACAAGGTTTGGAAGTTTTAGGTGCGCAGTTCATGCTTCGTCAACAAATCTAAATACAACTTTAGTGGGTAGCCAAGTGCTGCCCACTAATTTTTAAAAACGAAAACAAAAAAACCAAATAAAATGAAAGTAGTTAAAGGTAAATTCAATGACTTGTCAGATGAATTGATGAAAAGAATTCCTGTCTTAAAAAGAGGAGAACAAGTTACTTACATCATGAACAACGGGCTAAAGAACCCTGACCCTGACCCTGACGAACAAAAGAAACGACCAATGCTTTACCCAAAGCAAAACTTACCCATGAGTGATTACATCAAAGACCTTGATGGAACATGGAAACATATTGTAGTAGCCGATAGTTGGGATGGAGACAAGCCTGCAAGAGAAAGATTCTTTATGCCGGGGCTAGACTTAGGTGGTTTATTTAATGGCAAATTTACTTTAGTAGGTGGAAATGCAAAGGATGAAGAATTATATGAATTTCTTTGTGTAACTAACTATAATGAGTCTTCTGTATTAGGAGAAAATAAGGATGAAACAAAACCATCTTTATTTAAACAAATGAACTTAAAAGCAGAAGCTAAAGAAACAACTAATAAAATAGCAATTCTTAGAAAAGCACTTGACTTGGCAGTATCTATGGATGAGAAAGATGCACAAGAGTTTGCAGCATCATTGAATTGGAGTGTATATACTGAATGGGTTGAATTACAGGCTAAAGTAGTAGACTTTGCTAGAACAAACCCTGACGAATTCTTAAAGTATTATCAAGACCCACAAAAAATGATTAAGGCGCAAATTAAAACAGCCTTAGATAAGGGTATTATTACATACGATTTGAATAAAGGTGAAGTAAAAATGGGAGATAATTCATTAGTAGTCCTTAAAAAAGAAGACAGAAATAATTTCTTAAATACTTTTGCGCTTTGGTTTAATACAGCTAAGAATGGTAAATCAATCTTAGAACAAATCAATCAGCAGTTAGCCGAAAAGAAAGAAGCAGTATTGTTTTAATACACCTTTTTTCTTAAATAAAGAATAGCAACCCTAAAAAAGTTGCTATTTTTTTTATATTAATGGTATTTTAATCATAAATTTGGAAAACATTTAAAATGGCACTTACAGTAAATTTTTCGGTAGCAAGTAATATTACGACACCTACCGTTATAACTTTGGCTGATACCTCAACAGGAACAGATAACACTATTACCCAAAGAAGAGTATATCTTCAAAAGGCAGATGGTAGCTATTTAACCCCTAAAGGTTCAACTACTAATTATATCACTTGGATTTATGCAGATAGTACGATAGCTATCTCGGTGCTAGACCAAGACTATGCATTAAACATTACAGTACAATGGTTAGCCTCATCTACTATAGCTTATACAAAAGCAACACTAGCAGAGTTTAATAATTATGCAGTTACTTATAGAATTAAATTATTAAAAGCACAAGCATCAAATCCAAGATTCATTAATAGCCAAAACTTTTTCCAAGTAGAGTCTAATGTAACAACTTATATAGATGGTGCTAATAGTGCAGTATCTATAGCAGGAGATATAGACTTAGCACAATTGTGTAATGAAAAAAATAAGGTTATTATTGCCAATCCTAAATTAGTATACTAATGTCAGTATCAAATAATATTCAAATAGCAAAGGTTACAATACCGCTAGTAATTAGGGATATTGACTTACAATTAGAAACTGATAGACAATTGCCTAGAAAAATCTATATGGCATATAAAGCCCTAAATGATTTATATACACAAGACCCAAACAATGCAAGTGTAACTTTACTTAGTAATTACTTGTACGCAATGTGTGGAGGGTATTACTTTGAAGCACAAAATATAATTACAGTTGGCGGTGGTGGTACTTTAGTAAATCCATCAACAGGATTTGCTTCTTCTTTGGTTGCATTTAATATACAATTTACAGTAGGTGTAAGTGGAATGGTAGCAGGAGATAAGGTTTATACTGTAACATATCCTTATATTATGAATGGAAGTATTACGGTTGAAATGCCGCAATCTAACTTACCTATAGATGAACCAAACCAACTTTCTTACGAAATTGTTTACACAAATACTTATGCTACAATTACATTCCTAAATGGTTCACCTAATATTGGAGTGCAAAATGGTATGTTATTCTTAATTAAAGGATTTAGATTTATTTCTGCACAAGCAAGTGGAAGTACATCATCTTCTCAGCCTAAGTTAACATGGTTAAATGTACCTACAGATTGTACTACATTTAATACACCATTGTCAGGATATACTGTACAGATAGTATTTAGAGGTGGATTGGCAGGTGGTGAAATAATTTTAGGAGGAACTCCTACAGGTACACAAATATTATTTGATTCTAATACAGGTAATTTAACTGTAGCAGCAAGCAATGGATTTGTAGCAGGAGAACAATTGGCGGTGCAATATATTTAATTTTAAAATTTTTTTAGTATGCGTAAAATACTTTTTTTTATAGTTTTTATTTTTATGTACTTTTTTGGGCAATCTCAATACGCACCAACTTCGGCTAAAACTAGATTTGTAAATGGTATTGGATTATCTACAAAAGATACCGCTAGTTTATCAAATGCAGGTGATACATTAGCAATGATTGTAGGAAAAGATAGTTTGGTTTATTTTAAATATAAAGGTTATTGGAAACCTATTGCATATAATAGTTCTTTAAATTTTTATGTTAAATATAGTGACACCGCAACAATGTTAAGCAGTTATTATAATAAAACTGCTACCAATTCATTACTAAGTAACAAATTAAATATAAGTGATACAGCTAGTATGTTATCGGGGTATAAAACATATTACCCAAGAAATGCAATTAGCGGAGGAACAGGAATATCATATAATCCTAGTACGGGTGTTATTACTAATACCTCTAGCGGAACGGTTACAAGTGTGGCAACAAACAATGCAAGTGGAATTACAGGAGGAACAATTACAACTAGTGGAACTATTGCAGCAGATACTTCTATTCTTGCTACTAGATTAAGAGTTCAAAAAGGAATTGATTCAGTAAGTGCAAATGTCAATTTAAGGGTTATATATACTGACACATCTAGTATGCTATCGCCTTATTATCGAACCGCAACCGCAACTTCAGCACTAGCTTTAAAACTTAATATTAGCGATACAGCAGCAATGTTATCACCTTATGCAAGAAGTGCAGTTGGCGGTTATGTTCCGTACACAGGTGCAACAAGTAATGTAAATTTAGGTACTAAAAATATTTACGCAAACGCAATATACACGGGATTTAGTGCTATTACGGCATCGGGTACACAAGTTGTGTTAACGGTCAATTCAGCACCCGAAATTTTAGTAAGCGGAAGCGGTGGGCAAACTATAAAACTACCCGATGCAACTACTTTACAAAACGGAACAACTTATAGTTTTAATAACAACCAAAGTAGTGGGGCAATAACAATAAATAATAACTCTAACACATTAGTAGTTTCTATCCCATCGGGCGGATATGCCGAGGTTATTTTATTAGATAATTCAATTGCTGCGGGTAGTTGGGATAGACACTTCCAAGCACCCGCAAACGTAAGTTGGAGTACAAATACTTTTGACTATCCGGGTTCTATAACATCGGCTACTTGGAATGGTTCTACTATTGCAATTAATAGGGGCGGAACAGGCGCAACAACGGCAAGCGCAGCATTAACTAATTTGGGTGGGTTATCGATTAGCGACACGGCTACAATGCTATCACCATACATAAGAACGGCAAACTATGGGTTAACTAAAACAGGTCAAGGATTAGGGGTTGATACTGCTTTAATCGCTACAAGATTAAGAGTGCAAAAGGGGATTGATTCGTTGGCTAGTGTTGTAACGGGTGGTTACGTTCCATACACAGGAGCAACAGGAGCAGTTAATTTAGGGGCTTATGGGTTAACATCAAGCGATATATTAGTTAGTAAAAATCAAAATGCAGAAACAAAGAGTACAATATCTAACACAACTGCAGGTACAGGTTCAGGAAGTAAATTAAGATTAATATCTGAGTCTACAACTGCAGGGGAAGGTTCACTTGCTAAATTTTCAGGAAGTTACACACCTTATAAAACTATTGGAGCAGGTGATTTAGTTTTATATAATACTACTGCAGGTAATATTACTATTTTAAATGATAAAATTAATAAAAATATAAACTTTGCAGCAGGTGGTGTATCTACTGCTCAAGCAACATTATTTAGCACAGGAAACTTTGCCATAGGTTCTACTACGGATGATGGGAGCAATCAGTTACAGGTAACGGGGAGTAGTAAGTTTACGGGTAATGTTACAACAGATGGAACATTTGCAAGTAATTCTGCAACACTTTTAACAAATGGAACAACAGGTGGTGTTTCTATAACATCAACTAATAATAGAGTTAGAATAAATGGAGGAGTAGATGTTAGTGTAACTAATTTATCCGCAATTTCAGGAAGTTTAAATATTAAAAACGCACCTGCAGGTGCTGTTAGTAGCACAGGTTCATTAATAGATGTATTAGCAACTATAAATGGTGGGGCATCAGCAGGTATTGCAAATGTATTAAATTTATCTTCTCCTCAATCAACACAAGCAAGTGGAGATATGAGGATAATTAATATATCTCCAACATTTACAAAAGATGCAGGTACAGGGGTGTCATTTAGAGGTATTTATTATAATCCAAATATTTCGGGTTTAACAAGTGGATTTACTCATAATGCTTATGAAAATACATCGGGAAATGTCTTATTAGGTACAACTAGTGGAAGCACAGGAATAGGAGCAACAAGTACAATTAACGCATCTGCTATTTTACAAGTAACAAGCACAACACAAGGGATATTACCACCTAGAATGACCACTACACAAAGAGATGCAATATCATCACCTGCAACGGGTTTACAAGTATATAATACAACAACAAACACTAATGACTTTTACAATGGTACTGCTTGGGCTAGTGGTGCATCAGGTACTTACGTTACATCCGTTACAGGAACTTCACCAATAGTTTCTAGCGGTGGAACTACTCCTGCTATTTCTATACCTGTGGCTACTACTTCGGTAAGTGGATATTTAAGTAGTACGGATTGGACTACTTTTAATAATAAACAAGCGGCATTAACAAACCCCGTTACAGGTACAGGTACTACTAACTACCTACCTAAATTTACAGGTGCAAGTACAATAGGGAATAGTGCAATTACTGATGATGGTACTACTGTTACTTTAAATAGTAGAGCATTGAGTGGAACAAGTGCAAGTTTTAGTGGAGGAATAAATTTTACAGGAACTCTTGGTTCTAGTTCACCATTAACTATAATACAATCATCGTATGCGGGTGGGGGAAATTCAGCTACAAAAATTGTAGTTTATAATCCGTTTAATGGACTTGATTCTAGGCTTGGAATGAGTGTAATGAATACATCAGGTAGTTTTGTAGAATTAATAAGACTTGATGGTTCTACATCAATAACTAATATTTATGGTGCATTAAGTGGAACAAGTGCTACATTCTCTAGTAGTGTACAATCTACAAATATTGGAGTAGGTTATGCTCCGCAATCAAATATTGGAGCATTTATTTATAGAAACGCATCTGATTATGCATTAGCAGTTCAACAAGATGGTTCAGGTGTACCATTTCAAGTAACAAGCGGTGCAGTAATTAGATTGTATGTCGCTAATGGAGGAAATGTAGGTATAAATACAACAAGTCCTTCTTACTTACTAGATGTTAATGGTACAGGAAGGTTTAGTGGGATATTAACTACAAGTGGCGGTAGAGTAACTATTCAAGGCACTAATCAAAATGCAGTATGGTTTAATCAAAATGGAGGGGGTACAAGTACAGGTTATTTAGTAGGTAGAAGTTATTCATCAGACGATGCAAATGATTTCTTTATTTATAATGTAGCAACTTCAACAAGAAATTTAGCCATATCCTCAACAGGAGCAGCTACATTTAGTAGTAGTATTAATAATTTAGGATTAAATGCTGCCCCTACTTCAACAGGTACAGGAGTTTCTTATTTACAATTTAGAAATACAGGGAATGATTTTTATATAGGAAATGAAAGTAGTACGGCAGGAGGATTCTTTACAGGCTCTAGTGCTTATGCAAGTGTTTTATATAGTAGTACGGCACAAGAATTTATAATAGGAGGAGTAAGAAGATTACAAATAGCTACTACAGGAGCAGCTACATTCTCTAGTAGTGTAACGGCAGGTAGTATTACTGCAAATGGTACAGGATATTCAATCTTTCAAGGTAGTGCATATCTGCAAACTCCTGCATCAACAGGATTATCTTTTGGTTGGAATAGAAGTGGTGGCAATGGTGAGGCAACAATAGTTTGGGGAGCAGCCGCAGCAGGATATAATTTTGAGATTGCAAGTGTATTAAGTGGAACAATTACTCCAAGACTTACTATATTAACAACAGGTGCTGCCACATTTTCAAGTTCAGTTACCGCAACATCATTTATAAAAACAAGTGGCACATCTGCTCAAATATTAGCTGCGGATGGTTCGGTTATTACCGCAGGAGCAAACATTACAATAAGTGGAGGTACAATATCATCAAGTGGAGTTTCAATAACATTATCTGCAATTGGTTCAACTCCTAATGCTAATGCTGCGACATTAACAGGTTCAGCATTAAATTTAGAACCTGCATCTGCATCATTTGGTGGTGTGGTTACAACAGGAACACAAACATTTGCAGGTACTAAAACATTTAGTTCAACTACTGCACAAGTAGTAACAATAAGAGGAACAAGTGGAGGTGGCACAAATAATTCACAATTAAGATTTTATGGTTCTGCTTCAGCTGCTGATTTATGGGCAATAGGAAGTGAAGTTGCAACAGGTACAAGTGGAACTGCATTTGATTTTTATAGTATAGCAGGTGCAGCAAATAGATTAAGAATAGATGGAAGTGGTAATGTAGGAATCGGAACAATTACAATCGGTTCTACATTACAAGTCAATGGTAACGCTGCAATCGGTTATTCAGCAAGTACAGCAGGACCTACTAATGGTCTAGCCGTTGCAGGTGGTGTAACAATAGGAACTACAACAGACGCAGGATACAAACTAGATGTTAATGGTACAGGAAGGTTTAGTGGTGCATTGAGTGGAACTACTGCTACATTCTCTAGTAGTGTTAATGCAGCACAATTAAGTTTAACAGGAACTTTACCATCGGGTAATGTTGCGTTTTATTTAAGTTCAACCATAGGAACACCATCTCCAATCGGAATGTATTTAGCCCCTAATTATACAACTGCAGGAACAAGTACAATGACTGATTTTACAATTCAAGCAAGTAGTGATAATGGGACAAGAACAACATCAATACATAATGCATTAGTAATTAATGATATTGTTAAAGGAACAGGACATACAATTACTGATAATTATGGATTAATAATCAATAACATAGCAGCAGGAACAAATAATACTGCACTTGCAGTAGGCATGGGGTTAAGTCAATTTCTTGATAAAATTGAATTATCAAGTACTTTAAAATTAGGAGCATATTCAGTATCAGGATTACCTACGGCAGGTACGGCAGGTAGAATTGCTTATGTTACCGATGCACTTGCGCCTACATATAATGCAACTGTAGTTGGTGGTGGTTCTGTGAAAACTTTAGTATTTGATAACGGAACTAATTGGACAGTACATTAATAAATTAATTTATGTTATACTTAATATTAGCAGCAATATTTAACGCAATGATGGATACACTTACGCATCACTTTGATACTAGCGTATTTAAGGGCTTAAACCCTAAGTGGTGGAATCCTAATGTGTCGTGGCAATACAACAATAATTTTCTAGGAATTGTACGTTTAGATGCGTGGCATTTGGCTAAGTTTGGGATGATAGGTTCAATTTGTATGGCTATGATTTCTTACCATCAAATTTTGGGAAATTTTAGTATATTTGTATTGCCGATAATTTGGTCGGTAACATTTGAAACATTTTATAAACTATTAAGAAAACCATGAAAAAAACAATCGCAACCATCGCAATCGTAAGTCTTTTAGCATTTACCGCAGACAAGTTTATTACGATTAAGTTTACTGAACCACAAATTAACTACCATTGGCAAACATTAAACAACATTAAAGCATTGGTAGACAAATCAGAGATGCCGCATACGCAAGTTCAGTACATTGTAAAGGGTATCGATTCATTACAACACGACATTCAATTGTCGGCTAAAATTGATTCAACATCTAAAAAATAAAATATGAAACATTTATTTATTGCACTTTTACTTTTGCCTTTTGCAGCATTTGCACAAATTGGAAATATTACACAAGACACAACCGTAGTTAATGGTGATACTGTTTATTATACGCATGGTGCTGCTTTAATTAACCCATGTATTGTAAATGCCAAAGGCGATACTGCTTATAGTCTTACATGGAGTGCATTTGGCTTAAATCAAGCAGGAGGTAGTTGTAATACTTATGTTGTATTACATGACAAAAAGAATGCACAAGTAGCTGACTTTAATCAACTTATTCCTGCTGATGTAGTAGCAGTATGGGGAGTAGATTCTGCACCCGTAACTGATTACATTTTGTTTATGAATAAGCGGTTTATCAAGTACACGGCTAAATCAAAATAAAACCTTATATTTGGTACATAATGAGATTAATAACTTTTATATGTGTTTTGTTTTTTGCGTTATCAATTAATGCACAAACTCAATATCCTCGTGGGTTACCATCTCCATCATCAAATGGGTACATTAAAGAAGGTTATACTCAAATTGATAGCGGTATTATTACCAATGTCAGAGATACATTCCTTGCAAAGTACCCTACGTTAATTAAATGGTCAGGTAATAATAAATACTACTATACCAACGGGAATGGTACTGCATGGTATCCGCTTACAACTAATGCTACTATATTTTCTGTAAATTCAGGATGGGGATTAGTAAAAGTAAATGATTCTACTTTAAAGGCAGATACATCTATCAATGGTGTAGCTACATGGGCTTTACTGAAAAAGAAAATAGATAGCATAGGTGCATTAAAGGTTAATTATACCGATACCGCATCTATGCTTTCTCATTATATCCGTACAGGTTCAGCCGGAACTGTTACATCTGTAGCTACAGGATTTGGTTTGTTAGGAGGAACAATAACTACTACAGGTACACTTAAAGCAGATACATCTAATGGAGGGCTTACTACATGGGCTTTGACTAAAAAGAAAGTTGATAGTCTTGGTGCAGTAAAAGTAAACATAGCAGACACCGCTTCCATGCTTACACCATATGTACGCAAATCTTCTACAAATTCTATTTTATATTCGGGTTCAGTAAACGTAGGTAATATTGTTACGGGTGGGGTTAATATAACCGTTACATTTCCATCTGCGCTAAGTACATCATCTTATTTTATCCTAGGCAGTATTGTAAGCAATGGAACTCCTGAATTAGATGCTACCGTTTTATGGGTTATTACAAACAGAAGTACAACAAGTTTTACTATACATTTTAGGGAGGATGCAGAAGTAGCACAAAACATAGCATTTGAATATATTTTATTTGCAAAATAATTAAAGATGGAACAAGGCTTACCGCAAAAAAGAAGATTAGGAATAACACAAGGGGAACTTGCAGGGGTTGCAATACTTGTCGTAGGCGCAATATTGATGTTTTGGAAAACAACCGATGTGAGATTATCAGCATTAGAAATTCGTCTTAATGGACAGGATAAAATGCAAGAACAAATTAATACAAAACTAGACAAGCTACAAGAAAGCATTAATACTGTCAACTTAACATTAAAAGATAAGGTTGATAAAAAACAATAACAATTAAAACTACAATTATGATTCAATTCATTACAGACAACAAAGCAGCCCTTTTAGGTGCAGCACTAGCAATCAGCGAAGTACTTGCTTCTATCCCATCGGTTAAAGCAAATAGTTTATTTCAATTAATTTTCGGTTGGCTAAGTAAAAAACCATAGCATGAAATACCTTATAGTATTTATTCTCATCTTGTCCTGTAACCCACAAAAAAGGATAGCTAGACAAGATGAGAAAGCTATTAACTATGTATCTGCAAAAAAACCATTGCTAGATAGACTAACACCAATCGTATTAGCTATACATCCATGCGTTACAGAAGTAGTACGAACAGATAGCATAACTACATACGTTACAGATACTATAACACAAAGAATAAACGTACCCTACTCTGTATACAAAAACAAGGTACTTGATACAATTATAAACAACATATCTATTTTTGCTGATTCAACTACCATAATGCTTAAATACTTAGGTTCAGTAAAGATTCAAACAAATACGGTTTTTAAGACGATTAAAGACGAGTCAGAGTTAAATCGATACAAAGACACACTAATTGTATTTAAGGTCAAGGAAGGGCAGTATATAGGGCAAATAAAGCAATTGCAGGATGATGTAATGGTTGCGGATAAGGGAAAAGACACATGGTTAAGAAACTTTTGGGTATTACTTGTATCTATGATATCAATTCAAATGCTTTTGTTGTACTTTAAATTAAAGAAAGGAAAACTATAATGACAAAAAATTATTACACAGAATTCCTTGAGATAGAATACAAAAAAACATCTATCGATATGCCTACAGTAGTAGTATATGCTAAGACATTAGTGGGTAAGTACGATAAGGAGGTTGTAAGGGCTGCGTATTGTTGTTTCAGAAATGAAAGCGGTAATGGTAAGAATGGAGTCAACGGAAATTTTTCAGGAATTCAAGCAGACCAAGCTAAGTGGGAAGGATTAGATTTAACCAACGTAATAGGCACATCAGTTAAGAAAGATAATTTTGGAGATGTAAGGAGATTCCTTTGCTTTAATGAGAAGGGATACCAAGCCTGTTTTGAATTTCTTTGTTATAAGTTCAAACAACGTGGTGTTTATATTGGCGCAGAAAATATTGAAGATTCTAATAAATTAGCACTAGCCTATCTTACTAAATGGGTGGGCTTGTCGGCTAAAGATGCAGCAACGAAAACTGAAGACATAACCAACTTTAAGAGTTTATACAAAAGCAGTATAACCGCAATATAATTAAAGATTGTTTTCGTTTTTTTCGTGTGTTCATGGTTTATTGGTAGTGAAAATGCCCCCGAAGTGGTTATCGGGGGTATCTTTTTTCATCTAGTCTTTTCTTGAATTACCATTCTTATCTACAAATTCTGAAGACTTGTACATAAAATACAGAAATCCAATATAAAATGCTAATAAGATGTAAGTCATAATTTTATTTTTTTAATATATTGAATCTGTTTCGGGAAGAATAATAACCCCATCTAAAACTCCTCTCGCTTTTGCGTAGGATATTAAATCCATACCTTTTTGAAATGTTTTGTCATCGTTTTGTATTGCGTGAATAATTTCCCCTACTATGGTTATTTTTTCGGGTAGTGACAGGTTGTTGTAGTTTTGGCAAATCATGTTTTCGTGTTTAGTTAAGAGATAAAATTTCTAGCATTAGTTCTTCAAAGTATTCGTTGCATTCTCGCTTTGTTCCTTCGTGTACTTTCTTGTATCCTGAGTTAATCATCTCCCAATAATCTACAGAGTTTTGGCTATAGACTACGGGGCTACCTCCTTCTATTGGAGTTAATACTGCATAGGTTGTTGCATTCATTTTAAGTTGATTTTAAGGTACTCAATTGCAGCCTTGATGGCTTCTAGTTTTAATTCGCTATCAGATACTTTATCGCTTTCAAATTGAACCATTTCTTGCCCATCTGAATGAATATTATATTGTTTAGTCATGTGGTTAATTATTAGTTCTACTGATATATCTTCTTCGGAAGAATTTATACTTTTTGCTTTAAAATGTATAATCTCCCATTCTTTGTTTGTTTCTACCATGTTTAATAATTTTCGGTGTGAATAGTTGTTTCTATTTTTTGTGTGGAATCCTTTAACCATTTACAATATAGCATTGCTTTTTCTATGGCTACATCCCTAGTTAATATTTTTGATTCTGTTTTGTATAGAAAAAATTTTATGTTTTTCCCGTTTAGCCTAATAACAATCCATGTTCCATCGGAATCAAATAAATCCACAACTTCTAATGTATTGTTTTGCATGGCTTATTTTTTTACTAATATAATTGAAAGTTCGGGAATTTCAAGGATATCAATCGGATTATTTGTTGTACCATCCCTACTGCGCTTTACCCATTGCGACAATGTGCCTAGTTTAATGCCATCTCGCTTTGCTTTCTGCGCTTGTGTACACCATACATCTAAATCAATAACTATTTTTTTCTTTGTCATTTGTTTTGTTTTATTGTGATAAAAAATTTTCCCATCGTTGTTTGTCTTTAGCTATTTTAAGACGATTCTGAAGGGTTTTCACTTTGTTTAGTGCTGCGTATTTGTTTTTGCATTGCCCTGTCTCAATTCGCCTTAAAATAGCCTTAATTTGCATTTCTATTGGGTGCATAGCTTATACATTTATAATTTTAGTTTCTAAGCTATCTACATTTTCTAGGTGTAGCTGAAGGATAGTATTTTCAATGTTACCCATACAGGAAATAACTTTCCACATATTGATAGGGTTGTAATCATCTATCCTGTTATTAGTTACACCAACAATGTCACCAATTACTATCCTTCTTTTTCTATTGTCAGGATACACAAAGATTGGTTTGTCAATCCAAATTGCTGCCAATGGCATTGGTTCTATTATTGCTTTTAAATACTTTTCCATGCATCGTATTGTTTTAATTTGTCCTTTAATTTTAATAAATCTTTCCTGTCTTTTGTAAATGTTTCAAATACATATTTGTCTTCGTCATCTCTAAACGCATCAATAACTTTTTCAATTCTTTCAATGCGTGAATCCAACGCAACCAATAATGTAATTTTTTCTTCATACGTTAATTCTAAACTCATGGTTTTTAATTTTTAATTTACGGAATATAATAAATAAGAATTGCACTTTTCTTTAGCAAAATAGTCAGCAAATAATTCTCTAGCTTTTTCTATTTTACTTGGTGGAACAATCACATACTTATGTACACAAAATACATTGCTAGATTCTGTTACAATAATCTTGTACGGAATATCACCGAGACAAACAACTGCCTGTTGTAATTGTTCATCACCATCTTTACTTGGACATGGGCTATCTGAAAACATACCCGTATCATTAGCCCCACAGATTGCGTATATAGGCTGCTGATAACCTCTCCAACCATCTGTCTTAATATACTGCAAGGTAGTATCAAAAATAGGCGCAACATTCTCCTCTGCTACTACTACCTCATCAGATACCTTAATCCATTTACCATCCCATTCTACCCCGTTTAAATACCATTGAAAGTTACGTTGGTAGATAGTTACATTGGGTAGCTTGTTTAAGTGATTTTTAGTTGTGTTGGTTTGATAGCCGCAGTTAGTTATCCACAACCCATCTGCCCTATGTTCAGCAATTCTATTACCGAATAGCAACAGGATTGTGCCATCTGTCTGAGAGTTACCATACTTTTTTGCTTTGCCATTAATGAAAGCATTTTCTACAATTGGATTAAAATTTGAATAGCCCATGTTTTTTAGTTTTTTAGTTTATTAATAATTTTCTAAAATAGCACATAAAATAAATGCTACTATAACGGCAATAATACCTTCGATTACTTCTTTTTTCATTTGGTTGATTTTAGGCTGCTGTTTCTTTAGCATCAATTCGTAATATCTCAATGAATTTAGCATTGGCAGTTTCTACCAATCTCTTAATATTAGGGTAAATAGTTTTCTTTTCAGATGGTGTAAAATCAGGATAACTATTGTCTATAAATTTAGAGAATTTAATGTCACCATAACTATTGACATACCTAAAAGATTGCAGTATATTTTTTGATGTATATGGTGAATAATCACCCATTGTTCTAATCATTAAGGTAGCAGTAATCATATTGAAATCACCCATTTTTGCAAGTGATTTTTTAACTAGGGATTTAACAATTTCGTAATCCATTTGCCTGTCATATTCCGTAAAAATTGATTCCTTTACTTCATAGGTAACAGACAAATTAGATACCCTTGTGTTTTCTAATAAAATTTCTAATGTAATAACTTTACTCATGGTTGGTAGTTTTAAAATTTAAAAAAAAGTTAGTAGGTAGCAGGGGAATCGAACCCCTGCATAAATACCATATACCTAAGATGCGAAAGCCAATATTTGACTGAACGCATTATTATCAACCGACAAACCTGTACCTGTATACTTGCTTTCTAAACGAGCATTAGCCCTTTTAGGAACAGGTAGAACGTGCGATGTGTAATGAGTCACCCCTGAGAACAAACCCCATAGTGTTTCGCCCTTAGCACCCATTTCTTGAGCAATACTATTAACCAACTCAGTAGCACGATTTTGGCTATATGTAGAGACATCCTTTTGTGATTGTAAGGTAATGTCTACATCTGTAACAGAACGTACAATCTGTGCTATATTAGCTTTCGTTACAGGGATTTCAGATAACCTAATGAATTGGTCAAAGATTGATTTCTCAGCATCCGCAATACCCGTAATTTGACGAACAGATATCTCAACCCTGTCATGTATGCTAGATGTATGCTTTGCTGACTGCTGCAAGGCTTTCTGTGCCATTGCAAAGGTATTACGGCAACATACTGTAAAATTAACTGCACCCCATTTTAAACTGCTTGTACCATCGTGTGAATTAATACCCGTAACAAATCCCTTCACAGTTGTACCATTCTTACCCAAACCTTTAATCTCATTGCCTGTATTTAATTGCAAGTAAACTTTACCACCACCATTAAACTCACCACCCGAATGAATACCATACCCTGTCTTGTCTGAAATACGAATTAATAACTCAGCTAGTTCGCTATTCTGATAGGGTACATAACCTTCTTTACAAGTAGCAAAGGTGTGGTTGTTATCACTACGCACAATACCAAAGAATCCTGTGCTATCTCCTGTAGGAAGCAATAAGGGTTGTTTACTTACAGACCATCTAAGGTTGTACTTGTCTAAGAGGGTAGCAACTGCCTCACTATTTTGCTCGTTAGTAACTTGTAATCCTGTGAACGCATTGTTCAATAAGTTGTCAATTGTGTTGTTCATGTTTGTAGTTTTTATTTTATAATTAAATGTTGTTTTTGTAATTATTAGACACGATGTAATCGTTACTTAGAACATCATCATGCTCGCTATCAAATCGCTCAATTAAGAGGTCATAGTTAATGCCGTCAGTATCTAATTTTTGCTTCAAAGCATAAACGATATCATACATAGAAAGTGGGTAGGTTTCATCCGTAGCCATTGACGATGGAGCATTTACATCATCACATCTAAATACATAATAAATGCTAATAGTAGATTCATTATTTAATTGATAATTGTTCATTGTTTTTAGTTTTAAGTAATTTTAAAAAAAAATAATTTATTTAACATCAAAGATTCTGTTGAACTCCTCATCTACATCAGACTCGGAGTTCATGTCAAAAGCCATAGCAATAGTAGCTATAACAGAAGCGGTAACGATAAGCATAAACATAAGCATTTGGGTTTTATTTGTTTTTTCTAATAATTTCATTTCTCAACTCTTTGATTGCCCATACTTTACCATCCCTAGCATAATCAATAGCTTCGGTGTTAGTGGTAGTACAGGCAATGCTTTTGTTGTAATGAGTAGTTTTAATGATAAAACGACCATAAGATGTTGTGTGGATTGATAAATTTTTCATTTTTATTTGAATTTAATTTTAAAAATAGCAATAGTTCTTAACTCAAGTTCAGCAGTTTTAGCCAAACAATTTTCTAAGTTGTACATTTCGTGCAACAACCCATTCTTTGCAGTTCCTTCGGATTTAGCTGCCCATACCTCAACAAAATGTGTAGCATTCATAATTTAATTTTTAATGTATTTACGATATTGATTCCCTTGTTTACTAGTAACAATTATATATCTACCACCCTTTGCACCCCTGTATAAGTGATAAGTAACCTTGTTAATGGTTGTATCTTTAATTACAGAATCAGCAGCAAATGTGCTACCTGTTAAAATAAGCAAAAATGCTAAAATAAAAATCTTCATAATTTAAAATTTATAAGGTTATAATTTGGTTTGATTCAATCCATTGGTAAACTAATTCTTGTGCCGCTTCCTGACATTCATTAATCTCGCCTAGCCCCATATCGGGATTCGACATTAAAAGGTCAGAAATAGCCTGTATTAGGCTTGCACTAGAATAATGTGTTATTTGATTAATATCCATTTTAATTGATTTTTAATTTCTATAAATATTTGCTACTATATTAGCTAAACCACCACCCCTAAGAACATCATATGGACTATTATATCCTTTACTATTACGTTCTAAAACTTTTTCTAATAAAATTGAATAGGTTTCTGTATTTAACTTTTTAGCCCAATCAGATATATCATTAATTTGATATAAGAAAGCCTGTTGAAATGTGAATTCTTGATTCATTGTAGTTAATTTAAATAGTTATTAAATTAAGTTCAGCCTGTCTAAACAAGCTACGCAATTTTACATCCTTGTAATAATCTTTAGCATCCTGTCCTAACTCACGCAAAATAGATTGTGTACGTTGGTAAGTGCTAAGAGTGTAAGCATTTGTTTTGATAACCTCGCCTGTTGGCTTGGCGCAGCAGATTTTAGTTGCCATTGTATTTGATTTTAAACCTGTCAAAATAGACATTGAAACTCCCAAGGGAATCGAACCCTTGTGCCATCACCCATTGGAGTTTATTGTGTTAAGAAACATATGATAAATGAAGGTCTAAGAAACGTAAGGCTTCTTTTTTAGTTTTACCTGATGCACTTGTATGATAGCCTGATTTAGAACCATATGCATACCATTCAGAACGAGTGCTACCATTATCGAATTCAGTTATACCCTTGTACAGGGATTCTAAAATTTCGATGTCAGGGTAATTGGTTAAATTAATTTGATTTGACATTTTATACATTTTTTTGGACATTAACATTGTATTAGTTTTTATTGGTTAATAGTTAGTTCCTCTAGCATACTTCGAGTATCTGCCTAAAGCCTAGAGGAAAGGTGTTAAAATTCTATGTCTGTGAATATATCTTTAGTATTTAAATGTAATGCTGACATTAATGGTTTTAATGATTTTCTTAATTGATATACACCATCGTAGTCAGTGACTTCATTGTATTCTATCCAAATTCCACCCTCTGCATAATATAACTCTTCATCCTGTGCATCTTTAATATATACTTCAAAACATCCTTTATTATAAGTGCTACCAAGAGAAGGAACAAATAATTTAACACTTAACTCTTCTGTTTTACTAATTTCTCCTTTTATGTTATAATAAGTAATAACTCTTTTTGCAACTTTTCTACCATTTTCAATAGTAAGTTCAACTTTGCTTTTTGTTGTTGTGTTTGGCATTGTATTATGTTATTAGTTTCGCCATTCCTTGGCTCATCGGTATAGGCAATGACCTATAGACTAATTGGCTATCGTGTTGCAGACTAATTATCATAGTATAGCTATGACATACATCCTGTTGTTCAACATCGGATTCCGTAGTTGTGAGGTACATCTTTTCGGTCTGACTACTCACCTGATATCTTGATTATAGCAGCTATATCAGTACTGCTTAAATGGGAAAGGGTGCTTGTGGCTGAGCAAATAACTATTCGTGAATTTCTGATGGCTAAACCATCGTACATCCTGTTATTAGCGAGTGCATTGAAGAGGATAAGACTCTTTGTTCGCTACCACAACTTTAAAAAGAACTGCGTCAATCACATTGACAACACAAATATAGTAACCTTACATGACATACCAAATATTTATTGATGTTTTTTTAAAAAAAGTATATGCTTTAACATTTCTTTCACATATACAGGTATGTAAATCGCTGAAACCCTTGCTACCATTGACTTTCATCAATTTAACACATTTATGCAACAATGTTGCAAAACCTCAAGGTTGCCCTAACTCCGACCTTCCCTAGTAGTAACCTTACATTACATTAGATGGTCTAGAATCGCCTTCTAAATCGTTTTACCTCCCACCTACCCATAACTACCCTAATAACACCAAATCCCCGTACAAACAGACAAACCATAAAACCACCCCAAATCACCCCTATAAAAACACAAGGCATACAATCACCCTACTTTAAAAAGATATGGCAAGGAAGCCTACTTAGAATCGCATATATATAACCTATCGCCTATCCCATCTGTCTAAGCACCCCACCCCACCCCAAAACCAAAAGTGAAATCGAAATCTAGGCATAGCCCTATCGCCCAATTCCTAGTTCCCCTTTGGGCTGCCGCCCCCCACGTTTATTGCGTGACACCCCCAAGACACCTAGCTGTTATTTTTGTTAAATAGGATTGGGATTTTATTTTGGTATGTTTTTTTTATTTTTTACAGGGTGGTTTTGTGATTTGCGAATTGCGAATTAAAAGGTTTTTTGTGATTTATGGATTTGTTGTATCTTTAGGAATTAAAATTTGTTTATGGCAATGATGATGCATGAAAGTTTACATAAAAAAATTGAGAAGGCTAAGAGTAAGCATATGATGAAGAGGGCAGATGGTTCAAGTTCTCCTCGTGGATTATGGGATAATATTCGTGCCAATAAAGGAAGTGGTAAAGAGCCAACTGCTGAAATGTTGAAACAAGAAAAAAAGATTAAGGCACAAGAAAAAATGTAATTTATGTCGGAAGCTTGGGAAAGAAAAGAAGGAAAAAATCCTTCAGGTGGCTTAAACCAAAAAGGTCGTGATTCATATAATCATTCTCATGGAGGTCATTTAAAAGCACCTGTTAAAAGCGGAGTTAATCCTCGTAGAGTTTCTTTTGCAGCTAGATTTTCAGGTATGGTAGGTGCTATGAAAAAACCTAATGGTGAACCAACAAGGAAAGCATTAGCTTTAAAAGCATGGGGATTCGGAAGTATTGTAGCTGCTCGTAACTTTGCAAATGCACATAAAAAATCTTAAAATATTAAAAAAAAATAATTATGGGAATGTTAATGGATAACGAAGCAGATGAAACTTTACAACAAAAGATTGAGAAAGTTAAGGCGAAAAAAACTATGGTTAAGACTGAAACAGGTAAGACTTCGACTCCTGAAAAAGCGGCTAGTGATAAACGTGACTTTGAAATGGGTATGCAGAAGCAATGGGAGTCTAGGGGTAAAGAAGATTTAAAAAATAGAATTGACAAGGCTAAAAAACTTCAAATGATTGATAGGGCATCTAAGAAAACTAAAATGCTTATGGATGCAAAAGCCAAAGGCACAGCGATGCTTGACGAAGACGAAGAAGATAGCGATATGGCATAGTCATAATGTTTTGTTAAAATAGTATTTAACTTTTTTTATTGTAATTTATTTTAGGTCTATTTGCCTAAATGATTATTATGAAAAAAGTTATTTGCGTTTTTAGGATAATGTATTTTATCCTTTGCTGCATTGTATTATCACCATTAATAATTTATTCACTAACTAAAAAAAAATAAACCATGGACAGTTTTTTTAATTTAACATCAGAAATAGAAAAAGAGTTAGCAATTGTTGCAGACAGAGTAGATACAATGTGTGTCTTTTGGGATGCACTTGTTTCAGAAAATGAAATAGTTTATATGGATGATAAGCTAAGACTAGAGTCTAAAAAAATTTACGAATCTATTATTAAATTTCAAAAATTATTAGAATGCATATAGATGAACAATTAAATTATGGAAATGATATATTTAAATCGATATCAGATGCTGTTTCTTTAGAAGATTATAAACTTGCTAACTCAATCATTCAAAATACACAACCACCTAAAGAATGGGTAAAAGAATATAAGTCTTTAATAAAAGAAGGCGATACCTATAAGACTATTAAGATTGAATTGCTTGAAGCTATTGCCAAAAAAATATATGGTTATTGGGGGATTGACAAAATAGACAAACCAATAATTATATCTGACAAATCAGGTAAGGTTTGTATCACAGTAAAAGCATCATTAATAATCAGACATTTGGATGGCATCAATCATATCTTCTACGAAGGACTTGCTTCAGAAGTAGCATCAAGCATAGCACTTATGCCATTGGTTACAGGAAAGGTTATAGCATCTTGTAAGAAGGCTTGCTTTAAACAGATAGGAGACTTATTTGGTAGGTCGTTATCTAGGGGATTTGATGAAGGTGAATTGCCTGAAATGCAGATAGAAAACGAATCACCTGATAGAAAGTTATCAAGACTAATATCATTGATTAGCGATTGCCAAACAGAAGATGAATTAAAGTCTTATAAGATAATTGCTGCAACTAATGAACTAACTAAGAAACAATACGAATTAAAACTAAAACAAATTAAACCATGACAAATTGGAACGGAATCAAAATCAGATGTTCTGCATTAGGTTCTTTGCTTACTCAGCCACAATCTAAGGCTGCAAAGGATGCCGGTGAACTTAGTGAAACAACTAAATCATACCTAGTATCTGTCTACATTGAACATAAGTATGGCAGGAAAAAAGATATACAATCTAAGTATTTAGAGAAAGGAAAGTTAGCTGAAGAAGATTCAATAGACTTGCTAAGTAAATACGAGAAAGAATTTTTACAGAAGAACGAAGATTGGCTACAAAACGATTACATTAGCGGCACTCCTGATATTTTTAGAGGTAAAACAATCCATACAGCAACAGAGATTATAGACATTAAAACATCTTGGAATCTAGAGACTTTCCTATCTAATGTAGCCAAGCCCTTAAATCCGCATTATGTTGCCCAATTAAACGGCTATATGGCTTTATCGGGTGCTAATACTGCTTGGATATGCTACTGCCTCACATCAGCCCCTAATAGCCTCGTAGAAGACGAAAAAAGAAAGTTATTATATAGGATGAATGTTGTATCAGACGAATCTCCTGAATATAAATTAGCTTCATTAGAATTAGATAATGACATGATATTTGAAGACATTCCAATTAATGAAAGAATATTAAAGTTTCGAGTTGATAGGGATGATGAAATGATTGAAAACATATACCAAAAAATAAGAAAAGCTAGAGAGTTTTTAGCTGATTTTGAACATAGACATATGGATTTTAACAGGTAATTAACAATTTAATTTAAAAATTATTAAATCTCACCCTAAAAAGTGGGATTTTTTTATTATAAGTATTTTAAGTATATTTGAGTAAAATAAGTATATATGCCACAGGTAAGCGGAACAGTTACACAATTAATAAAGGATGAAATAAAACTAATCCAAGAAAAAGAAAAAAGAAGTGAATCACAAGTAATTTCAATATTACTAGAAAGAGCAATTAAAGAACGAAATAGAAAAAAAATAAAATGTTAAAAAAGGTAGTATTTAATATTAATCCACAAACAAATATAAGAACTACTCAAAATGATAGAATATTCTTTAGAATACCAAGACAACATTTGCGACCATCAGGATTAAAAAGATTACTTAGAATAGAAAGATATAATAATTATAAACTTTCTCTTTCTGCAATAGCTAAATCTAAAAAGTTTACACCACCTGAACAAGGAGGACATTTAATATTTTATATAAATGTTCCTAAATCATGGAGAAAAAAGAAAAAAGAATTAATGCATTTAAGATTACATCAATCAAGACCTGATTGGGATAATTTAGCTAAAGGTTTTTTTGATGCCCTAATGGTAGAAGATAAAGAAATAGCAGATGTAAGAGTAACTAAAAAATGGGTTAATGCAGAAAATGGTTGGATAGAGTTTATTTTTAATATACCTGATTTTTCTAGTAAAGACAATCTAATATGAGTAATATTTATATACTGCATCCTAAAAATATGCAATGGCAAAGGAATATGGGAGGTATATATAAGATAACATTTGGTAATAAATATTATATAGGTAAAACAGAATTACTTAATAGAAGATTGTTTGAACATGAATTATGTATAAAGAAATCATTTGAATATTATAAACATGGGTTAAAATATAGTGAATATGGAATGTATAAAAATTTAATTAAATATTTAATTGATAATCCAAAGATAAAAATTGGTTATATAGAATTAATCCAACCATGTTCAAACACTAAACAAATGGATTATTATGAAAGTGAAATATTATTTAATTTAAGGTATAATGATGATTGTTTAAATGTAGGTAAATATAATATCCGTATGAATAGAAAGATTGGTGCAGAATTGCCTTCTTGCAAGATTTATGAACAATATAGGTGGTTTTATAATCCTAAGTTAAATGTTGAGATATTTGAATTAGATGATATTACATTGTCAGGTACTCCTAAAAAGATTAATTCTAAGGTGAGTATGCTTAATGAGAAAAGAGGTATACTACAACAGTTTATTGATAAATACGATAGATTGTATTGATAATTGCAACGATGTTGCATTCTGTGAGTATTATATACGCATACAATTATTTTAAATCGTATTTTTGGCTACGCTTAATAAAATACGATTTAAAATAATTGTATGCGTATATAATACTCACAGAATGCAACATCGTTGCAATTATCAATACA